GCGCCGTCCGGGGCCGCGCAGACCCCCCGGGGAGGGGGTTGCTGGGGGGTGTTTCCGCAGGTCAGAGGCTTGCGCGCTGGTCGACGTTTCCGCAGGTCAGGGCACGTTTCGCGCCTCCAGCTAACTTTCGACCGGTTTTCGATCAGGTGTTCGATCCGCGGGCCTCGGCGCGGGACTTCGGCGCGTGGCATGCCTTGCATAGGGTGCGCATGTTGTCGAGTGTGTCTGTGCCGCCGCGTGATCGGGGTTGGATGTGGTCGGCGTGGAGTTGTCCACTGCCGGGAGTCGCGGTGTGTCCGCAGCTTTGGCAGGTCCAATTGTCGCGCCGGAAGGTGGCTTGCTGCAAGCGGTGTGGGACTTTGCGTCCTTGGTGGTTGCCCCAGCGGTGTGTGGTGTGTTGGGGGCATGTGCCGGTTGTGGTGAGTGTGGTGCAGCCTGCGTGTCGGCAGACCTTAGGCGCGCGTGGCATCAGATCGGTTGGGTGTCGGTGGTCCAGGTGTCTCGTCCGCCGTGTTGCCATGCGACGCGGCCTGGTGGTCGTGGTTGGTTGTCGTTTCTGGTGGCGATCATTGGCGTCTCGTCTGCGTGATCGATGAGGCTGGGCCATGTGTAGGCGATGGTGTGGCTTTGGTGGCGTGCCCATGCGCTGATTGCTTCGTCGATGGGTTTGCCGTTGGGCAGTTGGTTGAGCATGTGGGGCACGAGGTCGGCGTGTATGGCGATTCCGACTGCGTGGAGTAGTCGTCGGCAGGTGAGCCAGTGTGCTGTGGTGTCAGCGGCTTTGGCGATGCGTTGTTGGTATTCGCGGGGTCGTTCTCGCCCGAGGTAGAGGCTGACCACTGGGCTGGGTGCCACTGCTAGCGCTGCGTCGAGCTGGTCGCGGAAGTTGTTGCACGGTATGGCGTCGTCCTCGAGGACCACGAGCCAGTCTGTGTTGTGGCGGGTGAGGTGTTGCCACACTTTGCGGTGGTTGGCTTCGCATCCGAGTGCGCCGTTGTCGATGCTCATGTATGCGGCGCCCACGGTTTCCATGAGCCGGTGTGCTTGTTCGGCGCGTTTGGTGTGGGCCACGATGCCGATGGTGTGGGTCATCGTGGCCTTATGCGTGTGGTTTTCACGGCGACGGTGGTGTGTGGTGTGAGTCGTGGTGTGATGCTGCCGTAGTCGTATTCGGGGTCGATGGCGATGGAGCATCTGACCCAGCCGCTGGATTGGATTTTCTCGACGGTGCCTTCGTGTTCGAGTCCGTCGAAGTCAACCCATACGTCGTCGCCGGGTTTCATGCTCCGCTCCATTGTCATTTGTGCCTCCACCATGACCAGGCGTTGCGTTCGTTGGCCTTGAAGACCGTCACCACCTGGGGCCCGTGGATGAGTTGGTCGGCGTGTTTGGTGTAGGCAACGTAGTTGAGTGTCGCCATGTCGCCGATGATTGTTCCCGGGGCGTCGTCTTTGTGCCAGACGCGCCGAAGTTGGTCTTCGTGGTCGGCGGCCATGTCGTGTGCGAATGCCATGACGGTTTCCCGGTCGCCGCCCACGATCCCCGCGTTCAGTAGGGTGCGGTCGGCGTGGGTGTCGATGAACTCTTGCAGGTGTGTGGCTTTGTGGTTGTTGCGCATCCAGTCGATCCCCACAACGGCGGGTTCGTGCCCGATGTACAGCTTCCCGGTTTCCATGTGTTCCCACGGAGGGGTGAGCATTTCGACGTCGGTGCCGTCTACGCACCACACCCATTTGACGTCGGGGTTGGCGCGGAGCCATTGGTAGTACAGGTACCAGCGCGCGAAGTATGGGTTGTCGACTGGGCTGGTGACTCGCTCGAATGACGCCTGCGGGTGGGTGAGTGGGTTGTCGCACAGCACGACGGTTTCACCTCCAGTGATGGAGGTGATCAACGTTTCAAGCAGTTTGACGTCGGGCCGCATGCGTGTGCCGCGTTGCGGGTCGGGCTTGCTCGACAGCAGGCAGGTGAGCACCACATGCCGGTCGGGTTCCACGATGGGGATGTGGTGGCTGCTGGTGTAGTGGTGCCGCCAGTACAGGTCGCCGTTGCGGGCGGCGGCGGCTTTGCGTTCCTCGGTCGGGACGGAACGCTTTACTTCCAGGTGCTCGTCCATGGAGTGGATGAGCTTGTTGGAGCCGCATACGTCGCCATAGCGGAACGAGGTGAGTCCGGCGTTGTAGATGCGATCGGACCACGATGGGTGTTCCCATCCCCAGCCGCCATAGTCGGGGTCGAGGCCGCCGACGCGTTCGATGACGCTGCGGTGTGCGTAGATCATGCAGCCGCGGGCGCCGGTGAGCGCGAAGTGGTGTCCGTCGTCGTAGACCTTCGTGACGTCGTTGATTTTCCGCCCGCTGGCCAGGTCGACGAACTGGTACATCAGGTGCGGCTCGGGCGAGTCGATGTAAGGCTGGTACCAGTTGTCGGCGATCGGGTAGCAGTCGTCGTCGAACAGGAAGATGTGTTCGCAGCCGTTGAGTAGTTCGAGGCATTTGTTTTTGGCTCGGGCGATGCCTGCGCGTTGAGGGAACCGATAGGTGGCTGCCGGGTATGGCTGGTCGCTGGCGTCGTCGACGATGACGAGTTTGGCGTTGGGGGTGCGGCTGCGGATGTGTTCGATGGTCCGGTCGGCGACGTCGCGCCGGTTGCGGGTGGTGACTCCGATTCCGATCGTGGTGGCGCCGCTGGTGGTTTCGGGTACGTATCGAGTTCCGTTGACCACCACGTCGTCCATTTTTTTGGAGTTCCGTCCTATGTGGGTTATTCGTACCAGGTGCCGCAGGTGTCGCAGTCGGCGTCTCCGCAGTAGCAGATGGTGCGGTCTGTGGTACGTCCGGTTTTTTGTTCTCGGTGCCGGTTGCGGTGTGGTTGGGCCGCGTTGGATCGGCGGAGTTCGAGTCGAGCGCGTGCTGCGTCATCCATTGGTGTAGTCCACTATCCAGCCGTTTTTCCGTGTGGTGACACAGATTGTGGTTTCTTCAGGTCTCTTCCCGGCCATCGCGAGGGTGGCGGCTTTGGCGAGCGCCGCTTGCACTAGAAGCATCCACGGTTCGTTGGGTCCAGCTTTTTGGACTGCTGGAATGTCGGGAGGTGTGGTGATCCACTCGCCAGGGTCGGAGTGCATCAGCACTTTCCCGTCAACTTCAATGTGGATCACTGTTCAGCTGCTTTCTGCAACGCTTTCGCGGGGACAACAACATCGTTGCTTGCCTTGTCGATGGTGATCGACAGGACAGGCTGGCCCGTGGGTGTGGTGCGAATGTTGATGACGCGGTGCCCGGTTGGCGCGTCGGCTGCTTGCTGGCGTAGTTGTTCGTGTTCTTCGCGTGTGAGGATCACATAGTTTTGGGTGATCGCCGCGGCGAGCGCTTCCGCGACCAGTTTCGGGGTATCGAGGTGCGGTAAACCTGCTTCTTCAGCGAACTGGCCGGCGAGTTCCGGGGGGACACTGACAGTTCGTAGTCCCGGCAGGAGGATCGGGAAGGGTTTGGTGTTTTCGTCGCCGGGGTGAACCAGGTTGTTCAGCGTCTCGGTGAGAAATTCTGTGAGGTTCATCCTCGTATGCACCACCAGATGCGGGTGAGTAGGGACGGTGGCCGGTACAGGTCGAGGTGTTCCCACGGTTCCGGGTCGTGGACGGTGAGTGAGCGTCTGGTCCAGGGTGGGGTGGTTTCGATGCGGTCCAGGATCAGCTGGGAGATGCTGCCCGTGTAGAGGCGGGTTTCGTCTTTGGGTGGGTCGAGGTGGCGTGACACAGAGATCAGGCGGCGAGCCATGCGCCGCATGATCCGGGCCGCCCGACGTTTCATTCCGACCCGCCACCGATCGTGCCGGCCCCGTCCTGCAAGTTGATACGCCACGACTCCGGATCAATCGCGTTGGGCAAGCGACAGGCTTTCCCACATTCAGAGAAGCGCGTCTTCGAGCAGGGTTCCGGGCAGACGCGGAGGTGTTTGAGCGGCACGGCAACTACTCCTGGCTGTTGGAGCGGGGAACGCGATCCAACAACTGGTCCAACAGTTTCTCCGCAGCCTCAACAATGCTCGGGTTTCCGTCTTCGCGGGCTAGGCGAACGTTGTGGAGAGCGTCGGTGATGCGGTCGTTGAGGGATCGTGGTGTGGCGAAGGTGGGCATGGGATCACCTCCCGAAATGCGAAACGCCCCGGTATAGGTTCCGGGGCGTTTAACAGGCGAGGAAGTGTGACCTGCGCCTACGGCGACAGCCTAGCACGAATATCGAACCTTGTTTGTCAAATCAGCAAGGTTACGGCGCAATTTTGCCGTTAAGACAATTGCGACAAACATAGCAACAAATGCTGTGCTCATGCAATCCGCAGCGAGTTCACGTGGCGCACAAGGTCGGGGCCAATCATGAACCATTCGCCAGACACCCTCAGGTGCTTGAACTGGTCATGACGTTTGCGTTCCAGCTTCCGGTCCCCCGGTTCGTAGCCCATGCAGTCCTCTGGCTGAATCACTCCGATGCGGGCCTTGAGGTTTCGGCTGGTACCGATCTTGGCACGGTTTCCCAGTCGCATGTAGTACACGACGTCATCGGTTGCGGCAGTTACACCCATCAGTGTCTTCCGTTCAGTGCAGAACGCCACCATGGATCGTTCGTAGTCGCACCCTGCCGCCTTGCAGACCACAAACCCGTTCGCTAAGTGGGCAAGTAGACCACTGTCCCCACAGCGAGGGCATGGGCCTGGGATGAACTCAGCCTCTGATGGAAGAAGTTCATATGCCTGTTCCATAGCTCTATGGCTGGCGAGCATGAGATTGGCTTCCCGGTAGACAACCATGATGTGCCGCTCACACAACGGCACATGACTGGCTATGTCAGTAAGGGCTGGCGCGTAGCAGTTGGGGTGGCAGCATTCCGCAGCGAGGACGTCGTTGAGATGCACCCGAGAGACCCGGCTCATTCTGCTAATTTTACCTGTTCAGACGTTGTTTTCTTGGAGCGTGGTAGTTGCCTGTGGTGCGCGTCGAGCACATCTCCTAGTCGGTAGAACCGGACTTCTCCGTCGACTGCGCAGGGCCGCAGTCGCTTGCTTTTCACGAGGGTCTGGACCCGACGTTTGTTCAGCCCTGCACCGAGCGCGCCGAGGCGTGGGGCGATCTTTTCTATCTGGCCGGCGGTGAGGATTTGACGGTTGGCCTGGCGGACCCGTTCCGGGTCGATCACGATGTCATCCTCTGGGGGCAAGTCGATCTGCTTGCGGCACTCGTCAATCCGGTGGTGAATTTCAGGCCAGGATTCTTCGGAGCCTTCGATGAGGGCGAGGGCGGTCACGTTGCGTCTCAGCCAGCGGGCCAGAGTGATGTCATCGTTGGATTCGGTGTACGGGGTTTGTCGGGCGTCGCAGGTGAACCTGACCCATTTGATCAGGGCGTTGTGCAGTTCGTCTGCGGCTTCTACTGCGCCGATGTGGAACGGGATGCGCGCCTCAGCTTTCCGCCTTCGAAGTTTCCCGAGTCCGGGTTTTTGTACGCGGGCTTGGCGTGTGATGGTTACGGCGAGGTCCTCGATGAGTGTGGGGATTCCGCCGAGCGCCTCTTGTAGTTTGAGTTGGTCAGCCCTGGGGAGGTGGAAGTCCATGCTCACTTGTCGAACGCCTTCCTGAACATATCTTCTTTCTGTTCCCGACGTTTCTGTTCCCGTAGTTCCTTCTCGCGGTGTTCAAGCCATTCCGCTGCGGCGGCACCGACCTCTGCCGGGACGTCGGCGAGGTGGGCGTAGATGTCTGCTTGGAGTTGGCAGAACGCCCGGTATTCGTCAGGATCTTGGATGGGGCATTTTTTGATGATGTTGGTGGCGGCGTTGAGCGCGTCCCACGCCGCGATCCACGCCCCCACACGAGCATCAGACATCAGTGACCTCCTGGTTGGGTTCAGACTGCACAACCGACCCGACATCGCTGGGCAATTCGGTGTTGACCTCTACCCACCACAGTCCAGGCTGCCCAGGTATTGCTTCGCGCCGGACGAGAATGCCGCCGCTATGCGACTGGAACTCAAGCGCATCCTCTAGGCTGTCGTGCTCCTGGATCCACTCGCCCCCGTCTGGACGCGGTTGCTTCAGTGCGTAGACGCTCATTTGTGGTGTCCTTTGCAGTCGGTGGAATGCTCGATGCGGGGCTGGAAACACGCTGGACAAACAGGGCTCTCAGTGAGGAAACGAGCCTGGGAAGCAAGAATCACAGACAAAGTCACTGGTTTTTCTCCCATTCCCACATGTCTGCTGCGGACAGTCCTTCACGATTCGGGCCACGCCCTACGCGGATCGTTGGGGCGACTCTCTTCGCTATCTCCAGTGCTTCATCTAGCGAGAACCTGTACGCCTTCTTGAATCGGTCTGTGCGACTGGATGGGTTGCGTTCGTAGGACTTGTGCCCGTCGCGCCGGTAACAGTAGGAGCCGTCTGTGACGCACCATCGATCTTCGCCGCGCCACTCGACGTACAGCACGAATTGGGATCGGTTGACGCCGTCGACTGGTCCTGGCCATGCTGTGACCTCGTACCGGGTTGGGCGAACGAATACCTCGCTCATTGTTGGTCCTTTGTGTTGAGTAGTTGTGCGATGGCGATCAGGGCGTGGACCTGAGCTGCTTGGTAATCCCCCGCGGCGGCTTCCTCTTTGGCCCGGTCAATGTGATCAGCAGGAGACACGATCTTGCGGCCGGTCAAAACGGAGGAGCCCAGGCGTCGATGAGGACGTCGAACGCGACGTTCGCCATACGCCGCCACGGATCCTTTTCCGTCTCGGTCAGGGTGTTCCACGGGAAGATGCGCCCGGAGGATGTTTCCCCGCGGATCGCTTCGGCGACTTTCTCGATCAGGGCGTCACGCTCAGGGGTGCTCATGGTTGGCCTTCCTTGTGGTGCTCGTTGAGCCTCGTGCCTACAAACCACAGGTCACGCTTATAGATGCGGTGGTAGACGCGGTATTCGCGGGGCCTACCGTCGTCGCACGGAATCATCTCCATGGGTGCTGCCGCGCTGCTCGTGGTCCACCACAGATCCCATTCATGGATCATCGGGCGGTAGCGGCCGATCAACTGCCACGCGAACAGCGGTCCGTCTGCGAGGCAGATGTAGGGCGGTTTCCATAGCCGGTCCGAGGAGAGTGATCCTGGTCGTAGGCCGTATCGGTTGATCTGTCCGCGGCGGGATTTGGGTGCCCAGTGGTACAGAGCGAAGCTGTCATCGCTCATGGTTTTCCTTTCGTGAGCCATTCCGCCCACCCCTGATCCACCACGGGCCGTGGGGGTGTGGTGTCCGGGATGATGTGAATATCCGTATGCCCCGACCGACGCTGATGAGCATCAGCCTTGTCCCTGCCGCAGTCTTCGCACGGCTGGTCCCAGACACGGTTGCACTCCCGGCAATGAACCTGAATCACGCGATCGCCTCCCGCATGCAGTCGGTGCACCGCGTCAACCCACACATCGGGAATGCAGCATTGGTGGTCCAACCCAACGTCTTTCCGCACCTATCGCAGTCCAAGACATAGAACCGATCGCTCACGACTCGCCCCATCCCGACACCCAGCGGGCCTCGTGCTCAATTCGGACAAGCGGAGAGTCGACCTCCGGGTCGTGGCAGATTCCCGTGACCGAGAAGACCTTGAGGTTGGCTTCTGCGGCCTCCCTGCTCCGACCCGCCCAGCGGTCTCCGGATTCCTCCACGGGAACCCATTGCGTTTCACGGGTGAGTCCTCCGAGGGCTTTATCAACCTCAGAGGCCACATGCGCGGTGTGTACGCCGTCGCCTTCCTCCGACCACCCGCAGATGCAGTACTCGACACGGTGCTCGCCGAGGACCCCCCTGTCTGCGCCGTTGTACGTGTGCGCATCGATCACCTCGATCATGAGGTTTTGGGCTTCGCTGCTCACGCTTCCTCCAAAGAGTCTGTAGGGATGTAGAGCACGCGGGCGGGAAGGAAGTCGATAAGGCCCCCTGGAAGGCTCTCGTCTTGGTCATCGTTGGCCCAATACCAGGTACCCCTACTCGTCTTCTGCAGGGTTCCTCCGTCGTGGGTGAGAATTACGTTATCTGGGGTCATCGTCAGCTGTATCCGCTTGTGCCTTGTTGGGCGAGGTGTCGTAATCGAAAACAACCAACATGTCGGTGTTTCCACTTAGGACGGGGCAATCCTCAGGTGGGTGTACCACCAGGCAGGCAGGACACGAGTGATCCTCAGTGAACGGTCCGTAGTGTTTGGTTGGGATCAAAGCGAAGGTCGACGCCTCATCCTGCGGCCTGGTACGAATCCACCCGCCGTAGTCATAGTGCCACCGGGCGTTGAACCTATCGCGCCAAGCACGATCGCGGTGTTCAGGGCTCAAGTGCTGGACGTCTGATCCATGCTCTGTGGTCGGCATAGTCGTCATCTCCCTACGAGTGTCGGTAATCGGAAACATGTGTGCGCTGTCAGATCGGCTGCCTACCTGGAGAAACGGCGACGATCATCGAATCAACCCCTGATAATCTCAGGAATCCTCTGGGAGCCATTCGAGATCAGCAGTAGTCTCAACCCCCCTGGGGCGAAGACGCTCAACCTCGGCTACCAATTCGGCGAGCAGCCGGTAGGACCGGCCCGGTGCGACCGCGACCCGAGACCCCTTCGCCACTTCGTAGTCGACCAGCGCAGCCTTGGCGCGCTCAACAACATCACTCATCAGGTATCTCCATCCAGTGGGTAACGAATCGGGTTGCAGGCTCTGGCACGCCCAGCTCGAAGATGCTCTCGATTACGCGGGTTTCCCGCCTGAGTCCTCCGAGGGCTCTGTCGATCTCGGCGGCGACGTGGGCCTCGAAATCGTCGAGCGAACCGTCGCGGAAATCACATTCACCCACCCGCGTACCCTGGCAGTGGGAGTGTCCAGTTTCCAGGTTTAACGTCCGCCGGTGTCGGCGCTGAACCGCGATCATGATCTTCTGCGCGTCCCCGCTCATGCTTCCTCCCCTGCAGCCACAACCGCAGCCTTCTCCGCATCCAGCATCGCCAACGTCGCAGGGCTCAACCGAATCCCGCCAGCGACCTTCTGCATGGCTTCAATCGCGGACTGCTTCATCTGCCGACCGCATTCGCAGGTCCATACGCCACCAACGACCGACCAGGTGCGCGGCACTCCAAGGCAGTCGCACGGAACGCCCTCGGTCCAACTCACTTGTCTTCCCCCTCGGCTACAACCGCAGCGGCAGCGGCAGCGAGGAGGGCAGCGGCGATGAACCGAGCCTCAATTATGTCCACCGGCTCGAACGGCTCGCCGTTATATGCGATCTGAACCTCGTTCGGGTATCCCCACTGCGAGATGCCGAACAAGCTGCCCGGGCACCACCAGGCCAATCGGTCAGCTGGGGGAAACTCGTCGTCCTCATCCTCGTAGCGGGTCGAGTTGGGTTCGGGTAGTTGGATTACCGCCACACCCGGAAGAGACAGGATGGCGTCAGCAAGGATCTCGCCCGGATCAACTCGACAATCCGACGAGCTACCAACGATCCGGTAATACGACCGACTGAGGGCTTCTGTGAGTACTGCACGCAACTCGGGGTTGTTCATTCGTCGCCTTTCGGTTCTCGGTTTCTGTCTGTGAGCCGCCCGAAGTGGATGACCCGACCGGGCAGCGGCTTCCCCGGACGAATCGTGTTGCTGCAGGGTGTGCCTTTGGGTGCTTTGCAGATGTCACACGACCTGCACGACACCGCCTCCAGGACACGCGGATCATCCGAAGACGACACAAACAACGTCATCGCAAAAACCATTCGTTCACCATCTGCTCCGCAACCTCCGATGGAAGGCACAGAAGAGCCCAGATCGACTCGACAGTCGTCGCGTAAGCCCACCGCGCCACTTCTCCGACTTGGGTGGCCAGTTCAAGGTCCCCAGACTCAAGCACGTCCAGTTCCAGTTGGCTGATCGGATCAATCTCGCCGTGTTCGTGGCTCACTGTTCGTCTCCTGTTGTTGATTGCTGGGGCTGTACGCCACGCTGGGCGACTTTCGGGGCAGGGTTGGTGTCAGTGCCCCGGGGACCACCAGAACGGGCGTCAGCGATCCTGTGCGAATGAGCCGGAAACGCCTCCAACACCTTCAACACCCGGCCCTTCCCATCCCGAACCACACACGGCTCACCCACCCCAGCGCGACAATCCCGGCACCGCACCCGCAACGCCTCCACATGAACCTTCGTCCCCCGCCAGTCCTTCACAGCGCCACACCCAAACCAGCCGGCGGTTCTTCATGGAAGACGCAGCGGACCATGCCTTCTGGGGTTTCGATCAGCCCGTTGGCATCGCACTCAGTGCAGGCTTCACGAGCAGACTTGATGGCCCGCCTCAACGTCAGCTCATCCCGTTTCCTTGCGGCTGCCCATGCGTCGTGTGCCCGACGCGCGTCAGCGCAGTCGCGGCACTTCGGTGGGTTCGGGTGATTGATATGGGCGGGGCAACGTGATGGGGGCTCCTGGTGACCTTCCGTACTTACGTAACCCCCTAAGGAGTTGGAGAAGGAGAAAGGAGCAGGAGTAGGAGTAGCCCCGGGGTTAGACGGGGGGTTAACCCCATCCCCCTGCTTAACCATTGGACCGGGGGTTGGACCGGGGGTTAGCGGAGGGGTTGGACTAGGGGTTGGACTAGGGGTTGAACCGGGGGTAAACGGCTCCAACGTGGCCGGATCAATCGCCTTCTGAGACAGCAGTTCCTTGACTGCATCCCGCTGCCACCCAGCCGACACGATCACATCACTGTTGGCTTTCGCGTCAGCCTCATTGCGGGCCTTGATCTTCTGTACCTCATGCACCACAACCCCGCGCAATGTCCTCGACGCCAACGCTGCCCGCGCGTTAGCCATCGACACAGCCATGTTCGGTTTCCTCCACAGGCCGTCGTGCTTGATCCACGACCTCAGAAGAAACTCGTCGGTGTTGGTGTCGATGATCAGGAACAGATCGCGGGACAGCTCTGCGGCGGCCGCCTCGACGGCCTGAACTGTCCATCCCTTGGCCATCGCGGCGATTCGGCCGGCGTGCCACTCCCCCGAACCGCAATAGGACAGTTGGGGGCTCGTCCACAACACGAAGTACAGATGTTGGGCTGGCGGGGTGAGATCTAACCAGTCATCATCACCCCAGATTGCCAGGTTGATTTCCGAGTGGTCCTTGCCAGTGGCTTTCCTTCCCATCAGTCGTTCTCCTCTTCTGTGCCTTCGAATCCTGGGCACAAACAGATCGTGTAGGTGTTCATGTCGTCCCGGTTGACACCCATGCGGACCCGGCACTGGGGGGCATGAGAAGACCTGGGATGGTCACACAACAGACAGTCGGTCACTGGCGGCCTCTTCTGGGATGTGTGCTCGGTGGTCGGCGAGTGCGTGGTGTCGTCGGATGAAGTGTTGGGCGTCGTCGGTGGTGGTGAATTCGGCGGTGACGGGGCGGCCTTGGGTGCGGGCGCACTCGCCGCAAGCAACGGTGATCATGGGACCTGCCAGTTGATGGTGTCTCCTTGCTGGAGAATCTGTTCCAGGTATTTGACGGCGGTGACGGTGGAGTTGAAGCATTTCGGTGGTTCGGTTCCACCGGTGACGATGTAGTGGGGCCACGTCCCCGAAACCGTGTACATCACGCGTACCACTCCCGAGAATCGCTCATCCACATCCCAACGGAGAAGCGTTCTTCCACCTGTTCTCTGTTTCGGTTGAAGTACCGGAACGACACGGGAACGTCTCCAATGTTCCCGATGAAGCTTCGGGCTGCTTTCCTGGCGTCGCGCCTCCTGCCATACATCTCAGAAGTGAGAATTACCTGACCGTTCGACGCAGACACCGTCCACCAGAAAGTGCCCTTCTCCAAGTCCTCTTTCTGATCCACGTAAAACACAGGACGGTTCATTGTGTTGCCTCCACAGGGTTAGGGATTCGGTAAACAAACCCGTCGTCATCGAGCAACACCCAGTTGCCCCTGTAGAGGACGGGAATCTGGATGGGGGATTGGGTTTGACGAACAAGCCAACCTTCAGCGAACGCTTGCGCACGATAGGACTCCGCCCAACGATGACAAGCACCACAAGCCCACAGCCCGTTGGACGCCACGTTGGTGTCGTCGCGGCGAGAGCCGCCAAGACCACGGGGCCTGCGATGGTGTGCAGTAGCGTCCGAGGCGTACTCGTTACAGCGTTCACAACGACCATGCGCACGAGCCCAGATCAGTTCCTTGACTTCCGGGGGAAACCCCGTAAACCGGCGACTCATGAGGCGTCCGCCTGCCTGGCTTCCAACTCCTGAGCCCGCGCCGCCAACGCCTCCTGAACAGTCGGCCCATCCGCGGCACCAACATTCAACAACTCGCCAGCCTTCGCGTCCCGCCACAACCCGGTCAACACATCACGGGACTCAGCAGCCGCAATCAGATCCAGCAGCTCCAGCACCCGGTCCTGAACGGACTCCAACTCCCGTACATGGGCGGTCTTCGGGTCGCACTTGAGGATGTCGAACACCAGTTGTTCCAGCGTCAAATCCGGGACTCGGCGGGGTTTGTCTTCGCCGGGGATGATGCCGGCGTGGACGGAGCGGGCGCCGATGATCTGCGGATGCTCACCACGATTGAGTCGCACCCACACGGATGCGTCGAACGCCAAATTCTTCTGCCCCTCAACCTTCCACGTGCGCTGCGAGGTGGGTTTCCCGTTCTCCATCGCCACCTGATCCGCGCCGCGAGCGATCATCACGACGATGCCGGGGAACCGCATCAGGACCCGCATGAGTTCTTTGTGGCGGGCAGTGGCTAGATTCCACAGGTCAGTTGATATGACGATCTCCGCTTCAGGATCGCGCTCAAGCTTTTTCAGGTTTGCCTCACGCCGGCGAGCCTTGTTATCGACCCACTCTTTGAGGTCGTCCCACTCCGCGGTCATCGAGTCGATGACGAGGACTACGGGTTTCTCGCCGGCGTCGATGGCGCGCTGGGCTTCGTCTCGGGCGGCGCGGACTTGCTCCATGATGGAGGTCCAGGTGCCGTCGTGTTCGATGACTTCGTAGCGGGCACCGGGGATTGCCCCGTACTCGTCGGCGGCACCTTCAGACCAGTCGATCCACAAGGTGCGGCCGACCTTCTCCGAGGATGAAAGGACCGCTGCGGCCCACGATTTACCGGCTTTCTCACCACCTTCGACGAGGATGAGCGGCCATGGGACAGCGCCGGTTGGGGGACGGGTTTTGAGGGTCATTGTTCGATCTCCTTCAACCCGGACACCCCGAGAGCACCCCGAGCCAACAAACCAGCGATCGTCACATCCGAGTCATCCGACAACTTCACAATGGGATACGGGTCACCCTCAACAACATCGATCAACCCATCGATCACAACACCATCGACGTCAACGAACGCGCCCTTCTTCGCTGCGTCGTCCAGGAGTTGTTTGAGGAACGCGGGTCGTACGCGTTCTTCGACTTCGATTTCGGTGGGGTAGTTCGCTTTCACGTAGGCGAGCAGTGCTGTTTCGGATGCGACTTTGGCGGTTTTGCGGCCTTTCGCCATCGACACGTGTCCGATGACTTGGCCGGATACGACGGCGGCTTTTCGCTCCCCCGCCAACAACCCGAGTTGTTGTTTGGCTTCTGCTTTCCATTGCTTTAGCCGGTCTTCCAACCATTTGCACAACGCCAACGTGGCAGTCGGATCGCTCATGCTGCTGTCCACCTGTCTGCGATCCTGTCCAACGACCCGATAACCGCATCCACACGGGACAGGGCCTTGTTCACCACATCCAGGTTCAACTCCAGCGCTTCGCGGTCCAGGAACTGCAAAGGCGGCCCCTCAGACAGCAACTCATGCAAAGCGCACCGCGCGTCATCAAGAGCAGCCGCGGCGGCTTTCGCGTCGTCCCTCGCGGTAATCACCCGTGTATCAACAACCATCAGTTTTCGTCCTTGTCTCGATATTCGGAGCAGTGGCAGCGTTCATGCCCGGCTGGGCCGTGGTAGTTGGTGGCGTCACAACCCGTGTCCCACCGTCCCCGGAACTTGTCCCACTGGTAGCGGTGACGTGACCTGTTGTGTCCACACACGCACATCACGAGGCCCCCAACCAGCGGAACTTCTTGACCAGAGCTGTGAACTCGGCAGCCTGCTTCTTCGACCACCCGTAACCAGGGAAATACCTTTTGACCGTTGTCCAGCTCACACCCAACGTGCGGGCAACCTCGTTATAAGGGGCGCCGTCATCAAGCAAATATTGGGCGAAATCCTTCTGCTCCTGGCTCAACGGAACAAACTGATTCGGCGACGCCAAACGGGCATCACCAGCCGCCCGAACCCGAACCACCGTCCGAGCCGAACAACCCACAACTTCCCCAATATGCTTGGCGGACCACCCCTCACGAGTCATCAACAGAATCGTCTGCACCTGCTCTGGGGTGAGCCTGTTCCCGTTGCTCATGCCACCTGATCCTCACCATTCGCTTTGAGCAGAGGCCGCCGTTCCCGCTCCGACAACCCCCCGAACACCCCGTAGTTCTCGCGATTCGCCAACGCGAACTCCAAGCATTCGACCCGAACCTCGCACCGGCTGCAGATCCGTTTGGCTGGCTTCGCGCTTTTACCCTTCTCGGGGAAAAACACTTCGGGGTCCACTTCGGCGCACCGTGCCAGGTCACGCCACGCATGCTTGTCCTCCACCGCTGCGGCGAGCATGAACGACAGATCGATCAGGGTCATGCAACGGACTCCAGTTCTGTGATCCACGCGAACGGGTCCTCAACATCTGGCACACCGGCAAGGGCAGCCATCAACAGTTGAGTGCGTTCGGTTTCCGGGAGGCTTGTCAGATAGGCCCACACGGGCAGGGAGTCACCGCTACGGATACGCCGAGACAACCAGATGACTGTTGCAGCGATACGGGATTCCCAATCCGTCTCCGACAGTGGGCATTCCTGAAACAGCCTGTCTGGGTGGGCTTCCATGTTGCCATCGGTCGTGACCCACGCGTCCTCCCCGCACACCGGGCAGGATTGCAACTTTGCTTCAGGCAGTTCAGCCCTGTCCCGTTCGATGGTGCGGACCGTGCAGTGCGCCCTTCGCGCCAACTCCACTTCGGGGAGTTTCGGGCGCCGCCGCACCAGCATTCGGCGCTCTTCGGTATTAAGCCGCATGGGAGTTCCGTTCACGGCGCATTCCACAGCGAACCAGTCGATGCTCACGCGCCCCACCTCTGCGCCCGTCGGCACTCATTCGAGCAGGTCTTCGCATAAGTCCCCATAAACTCGCCGCCGCACTGCGTGCAGATCTTCAGGGACGGTTGTGACCGCAACGCATTCGAGGCGCGCTTCTTGCATTTCCGCGAGCAAAACCTTGCCCTGCGGGTGACCGGCTCGAACACCTCACCGCACTGCAAGCATTCCTTCTCGGTGAACCGTGCCGGTTTCACCGGGGGCAGCTCGCCACGCTTGATGCGGGCACGTTCCTTCTCTGAGAAGCCGCCCCACACGCCGGCCTCGTTGTGTTGCAACGCGAATTTGAGGCATGGCGCTTGGACAGGGCAGGTCCAGCAGACGCGGCGGGCGGCGTCGGCGGTGTAGTGGCCGGATTCGTTGAGGAACCAAATGTCGCCGTCCTTGTGGGTGCAGATCGCGCGGGAACGCCAGTCGCTGGTGTGGACTTCAGCCAGCTGGATGAACGGTGAGTTCGCCACCTACACCACCCCCTGGTTGGTGAGGTGGCGCGGGCAGTACACCGATTCTGCGGCGGCGACGAAGAAAGCCACCTGGTAGGGGGACAGGTCACTGTTGATGTAGATCTGTTGCGCGATCGGCCCTTCGGGGACTCCAGCGTCGAGGAGGGCGCAGACTTTTTTGGCGGTGACGATGGCGTCGCGGTCGTTGTCGACGCCGGTGATGCCTTCGGATTCGATGACGGCGATGAACCGGTCGTTGAGGCTGTCCGCTCCTGCCTCTGGTGCGGCGAGGCCGGGGCCGATGATGCCCGCAGCGATCAGCAGCGGCATCGTCCACCAGTAGCGCCAGGACTTCTCGTTGCGCCTCATGCTGCGTCTCCCTCGGTGAGGTAGTCACGCAGCAACCCGACAACGGCGTCGCCGTTCATCTGCTCCCAGATCGTCGGCTCGTTCTCCCAGTGCACCGGGGGCAGGAACGGGCGGAACCACGACACACTCTCGGCGTGGATCAACACCAGCTCCGCCAGGTCCTCCAGTTCCTTCAATAGGTCCAGGTCAGCCATGGGGGCGTTGCGGGTGACGGGCAGGTCGGCCCAGGTGGTTTGGTGGTTGTCCCACCATGAGGGTTTAGAATCTCGATCTAGCATCGGAACCTCTCCTTAGTTGTGTGTTTCCGGTGTTAGGGCCGTCGTCCCGCGCAATGGGGCGACGGCCCGCCTATCTCAGAACAAGCCAGCGGGCTCGTCGTTGTTCTCCAGAAGCTTTTTGTCGGCCCGGTAAGCCATCTCGCCTTCAATGGCGCTCCACGACGCCCCGGTCCGGTACACCTCGGAATTACGGATGCCACCACGGGTAGCGCTTCCCAGGATCCGGCCAGTGTCCCCATACCAGGCGGTTACTCGTCCATCGGCTCCGTGCTCCATACGGTCGAACGAAGGCAACTCTTCATCGGGGATAGCGGCGAGGATCGCTTCGATCGCGGCTCGTGCTGTCTTCAGGTTCATTAGTCCTGTGTTCCTATCTATCTCGGGGTGATGCGGTAGCTGTCCAGCAGTGATTGGGCGACCATTTCGGGGCTGACCCCGTAGGCGCCGGGCGCTGTCGTGTACCACCTCAGGTGCAACTCCAGGTCCGCGCGGCTGACTTCGGTGTGCTGTCGGATCGCGGCGAGTTCTTCCGCAGTGGCGGTGTCCAGGAACTCCCCCAACTCCATGAACTCGTCATCATCGAGAAATTCGCGGGCGACGCCGCGGCAGTACTGCTTGGTGGAGTCGATGGCGTCGTGTATCCACTTTGGCGAGTTCGGCCCTACCTGCTTGTGCAGTTCGTCCCAGCCGTTGGAGGGTCCCGGCGCGGGGGGCGGGGGAACCATGCCCGCGCCGGGACCAATGTCACCCACCGAGACGGGTGACTGGTCTGCCGAAACCCGACGTTCGGCAGAAGAACGAGGCTCGTGGACTTCCACTTCAGCCTCCACAGCCACAAGAACATCCCCGTAGTCCAGGCCGAAATCCCGACCCAACGCATTCGACATGGCCTGCCGCTCCAACCTCGCCAACCACGGATCCACCACAGCACCCACCAAGGCGAGTCCGTCATGAATCACGTTGTTAAACCTGGCATTCAAACGCTCAACAAGATTCATCGTTGGAGCTCCTCAGAGGTGTAAATCAGCTTGGCGGTATCGCAGGGCCAACGGTGTCTACACTCGCTGCACTCTTCGACAGAATCGCCGTGCTCATCGATTGGGTGGTGTAGTTTGCGGATCGGCTTGGCCATCTCACGGGCAGCAGTGAGAGGGACAGACCGAACAAGCAGCGGATTGTCTTTGGGAACGGGATACCATTCCCACGCACGCGCTGCGGCTTCTACCGCTGGATCACTCACCCGTCAAAGCCTCCGCTTCGCCCTTGCGGTTACGGGCGTAGCCGCGCCATGTGCCCGCCTCCAAATTGGCGACAGAGGCAACCAGCCGAACCGATCCGTACAGATCACGAATCTTCTCGTCGTTGTACTCGTAGTCGTTCTCCGCCAGTGCAAGTGCGCACCGAAGCTCGCCCTGTGCACGCATCAGGTAATCAAACGCCCTGTTGGTGGCGCGATAGATCGCCTCAGCGTTTGCCTTCGTCGGATTACTCATGCTGTCTCCCCCAGTTCCTGCAGCCGGCACCGAAGCCTGGCGTTTTCCTCACGCAACGCATCCAGCTCCGCCGCTTCCTTCATCTGCCTGGCGTCGAACTCCGCCAACGCTTTCCACAACCCCGACGGGCGAACTTCACCCGACAGTTGACACACACTCCGATGCTTAGGAGCAGACGTACTCACTTGTCCTCCGGGGTGTAGAGCACACGGGCGGGAAGGAATGACGCCAGTTCGGATGACCAGCTGTCATCGCCGTCGTCGTTAGCCCAATGCCATGTGCCGTATCGTTTCTGAATCGCGCCGCCGTTGGGTCCGTGCAGTAGGACCACGGATTCATGGGGCAGCGCGTCGAGCTGTTCGACGGTCTCAATCACCCTGGGACGCAGACGCTCAACCTCGTTGCGCAGCTCGACAAGCAGATTGGATTCCGAGATTTCCAGCCCAAGCTTCTCTGCCCGCAGACGCTCAACCTCAGCGACCAGTTCGGCGACAGTCTCAGGCGCACGCCGGTACGCGTCCTCTGCCGCAGTCATGCCCGTGAGAACCTCGATCTCCACACACGGAGTGCGGCCCCACAGCTCCATATCGGCCTTGGCCCGCTCAACAACATCACTCATGCGGACACGTCCAAACTGGCTACGTACCTCTGCTCAGTACTCACGCGGACCTCGGCTCATAGCTACGCGACTTCATCCACTCATCAACCTCATTCAGGTCAACACGCGCCTCCCGACCGTTACCGATCGGATAAGCCTTCAACCCATCGTTTTTGACGGCTTCCCGTATCAGCACGTCTGATTTCAAGCGGAGGTATGACGCGGCCTCTTTGAACGTGGCCCATCTGGGAGTGCTCATTTCGCATCCTTAGGTTTCGACTGGAACAAAGGTTTCTTCGGCTTCGGGAAATGCTGAATCGGAGGCCTCGGGCGTGAATGAAACGTCATCGCGTCTCCCTCATCGCGTTGCGGATGATGGTCAGCTGGTCGATCAGATCCGTGAGTTCATCGGCATCCAGGAGAACGTCACCCTCGTGGCGGTATCCATCACCGACGTACAAGTAGGCCAATTCGGATCCGTTGTTTTCCCCGAGTCCGACGGTCACACCACCATGTCCTCTCTTGAGGATCTGGGTGGGCTCTGCGTAGAAAGAGAAGCTCATGATTCGGGCCACACAATCCGGCTGGAACGCTCAACCACCGCAGTCGCCCCATAGGACTCGAGGAGGTCAGCCCGCTTCTTAGCTGTCGAATGCGACCCGTACACCTTGTTCGTTACCGGCCACACGAACTCGTCGGTGCCCATGATCTGGGTGTAGTTGCCGCGAGGACGCCAACCAGGTGGCTGCCAGCCGGGAGTGGGGACCCAGTAGTCAGCTTCCTCATCGATGCACTCGAACGCGCCCTCGGGGTAACGGATCACGCGGACCCGGTACAGGTATTCACCGGAGAACTTCATGCCGGCTCACCGCCTCGCAGTTCGCGCGGCAGCTCCAGGGAGCCATTGGCCTCGACGTACTTGGTGATGCGCTTCCACGCGTAGTCCTGACCAGACGGGGTTAGCTTGCCGACCGCGTACGCGTATCCGTTGCGCGCCACATCCTTATGGGTGAAGGCCAACCCGCGCTTGAGCGCATCAGCAGTCGCGTGACCGGTGTCGGACCGCTCTCCACGGATGAACAACCCGATGTGCCCGAGGAACCGCAGCACATCCGCCTGCTTGATCTCGATGCCCTGCTTGGTCCCCCACGCCTGGACCTCGCGGGCGAACTCCTGACGGTGAACATCAGAATCGGAACCGGTGTGCGCCTCGGCCTTCGCAACCAGCGGGGCGTCCCGTTCGATCGCGGCCGCCAACATCTTCTTCTCGGCCTCGACAGCGACGAGCTTGCGCGCGGTGTCCGCGAACATCTCCGTCATCGCCAACAACCCCTCAGGGGTGGTGATGTCCGGAATGGCCGGACGAGTCTCGGCCTCACGGGTCTTGACGGCGAAGTAGTGCTGTGCGGCGGCCACGGCGGGCTTGCGCGGGTCGCCGTTCATGGCGATCAGGTAGGCGGCGTACCGGGTGACCGAATAGTCGATTCGCGGCCGCCCACCAGTCTTTTCAGGATCAACCCTGAAAAGGGTCTTGACGTTGAATCCCTCGGCTGCCGCGGTGGTCTTGGCGCGCTCGATGACCGGCTCGAAGTCCTGCCACCGCGGGTAGGTCATCTGCTCCATGAGCCAGCGGGCAGACCACCGGTCCTCGCCGCCCTGCGGGCACTGGATGCGTCCGGCGTCGAATGGCGACTGGTCACCGGTAAGCTGTAGTTCAGACATTTGAGCCTTTCCTCTCAGGTGTCCCTGCCCTCACCTGCTGCACACAGGTGGGGGCTTCTTCTATGCGGCCCTCTTCGGCCGAAGCTTGCGGGGGTCGTCGAAAAGGTCGTGGAACTCCAGGTCCCACGCGTCGAGCAGCGCGTTAACGAAATCGGGGCCGGGACGGGCGCGTCCGTTCATGACTCGCCACACCGTGCTCTTGTTGACTTTCATGTCACGGGCGAGTGCCGCGTAGTCGGGGATTCCGCGCTTCTTCATCTCCCGTTTGACCCGCCCCATCTTGATCGCGAACCCGCGAGTCATAGCGGTCTCCAAACTGTGAGTTTTCTGATTGGCAACCGGTTGCTGACCGGCAACACTGAACATACACGCTCGGTTGCCGACACGCAACCCATTTCCGTGCGGCAACTTTGATCGGATTTTGGGGACCGGCTTTGCGCTGGATACGGCGGGTGACGTGCCGAACTACACCTGTGGGATTCAGACGCAACCCAAGTTGCTTACGCGCAACCGGTAGGGTTGCGGCAACAATGCGGCTACGCTGCTGATATGCCCAACGAAGAGTTGATGAAGTGGATCGACAAACGCATCGCCGAAGCTGAGACGACCGCAGCCGCCGTAGCCGACAAAGCTGGCATCAACAAGGCCACGATCAGCAAGTGGCGCGGGGGCTCACAACCAAGACCAAGCGACCTGCGCATGGTCGCCAACGCACTAGGAGCACCAGTGCTAGAGGCGTTCCTAGCAGCCGGCTACCTCAAACCCGGAGATACCAAAAAGATCGTTCAAGTAGACCGGCCACTCAACAAGCGAACCGACGAAGAACTAGTTAAAGAAGTAACCCGCCGATTGCAGGAGGCACGAAATGTCATGGAAACTGCGCAGACGACGCGAACACCGCGCGAAGCGCGTCAAGACCAGGAGGGCGACCTAGACGCCGCGACCAGTGACACGACGCATCCGCGCCAACCTCGGGCCGGCGAAACAGCCGGGGCGGAGATTCGCGACCACATCGCCAGGAGCGTCCGGGCACGTCAACGCCGCAAGGACTAGACGTGCCCGGCGCAACGTCCATGTTGTTGGCGGACACTCGTCCATCGCGTTCAGAATCCGCACCAGCAGAGTGTCGAGTTCGTCATCAAACATGGGCTGCACCTACCGAAATCACCAGCACCGGTCACCCCTCGCAACCGGATGCGTAGACGCTAACGGATCATTGCCAAAATCGACACAGGAAGCCCAAACATGGGAATGTCACGATCAGATAACGCCAGTGCGCGAAAGTTAGCCACCAACACAGAAAGACCTACTACCAGATGACCACCAATGATCGCGCAGTGTCACCAGGGAAGGTGATGGTCACCGCGCTCGCTGTGCTCGCCGTCGTAGGCATCGTCTCCGCACGCAACAACAACGACGGCGACGACAGAAGCGCATCACAAACCACCACACCAACCACCACCACTACACGGCCCAACCCGTTCCGCACCATCCCCGGCGACGGCACCCACAACATGGGCGGCGCAGACGGATACGACTGGGGCACCTACACCGCCACCATCCCACCCAGCTCCCCCGGCTGCACGTGGGCGGTCGTCAGCATCGCCGACTACCGCGGCGGCGAAACGCTCCGCGAAGGTGAAGCACCATCCGGCACCGTACGCGCGAACATCCAACCCGATGGTGTCGCGTCGTGGACCGGCACAATCAACGGGGATCATCGGATCGTGTTCCGCACGAGCGGCTGCGGAACTTGGACCATGACGGATTGACTACTCCCCGCCAGAACGCAAAAAAAAGCGCCCTGCCGGGGATGGTGAATCCCTCGGCAGGGCGCATTTACAGTCGGTCGCCTACGCAAACGTCGATGGGAGCAGTTCGGACAGCCCCTGCATGGCCTCCAGATGCCTCGCCCGGTCCGCATGCGCATAGATCCGCTGCGCATCCACACTCGCATGACCCAAGATCTCCATACGCGTTTGCTCATCCACACCCGCTGCGCGCAGCAATGTCGAGGTGGTGTGCCGCGAGTTGTGCGGCGGCAACGACTCGGTTGGACCGATCACCCCAGCAGCGCGGAACACGCCACGCCACACGTCGTAGTCCGAACGGGGATCGATCGGCTTCCCCTCCTTGTGCCACACCAAGTCATGCGGATTGTCGGCGCGGAGTTTCTGCATCGCCACATACAACGGCGGCAACAACGGAACTTCACGCCAACCAGCGTCCGTCTTCGGCCGGGTGAACAACAACGACCCCTCACATTCCTGGTACTCGAAATGCGCCGGCAGGTCCCACCGGGACTGCGGGCATGCCCATGCCCGTGTCTTCCCGCAAGGCCAGTACGGGGGTTTTTTGGGCATACGGTCGGGCCGGGACAGCGGTGACGGTTCGGGTAGAGGATCTCCACAGCCGTGGACGCGGGTTTCCGATTGCAACTGCCAAGCGATGGTGATCCATCCCTGAGCGGGGTTGTCGACGTAGGGCCAGCGCAGGCCGAGGAGTTCCCCACGGCGGGCGCCCGTCAGGAAACCGGCGGCGATCCGCACCGCATCTGGTTCGTCGCACACTTGGAACGCGGTGTGGATGATGTGTTGCGCCACGTCCGCCGGGAAGCCGTTGCGTTTCTTCTTCCGGTACTCGGGTTTGTCGACCAATGCGGCCACATTCCTGGTCGCCACACCCTCCGCTACCGCATCGTCCAGGGCTTTCTGGACGATGACATGGACCAGCTCGGCGGTGCGGGAGGCCCCGATCTCGGAGTGCAGGTCTCGCACATGCTGCGGGGTGAGTTTGTCGATGCGTTTCGCGCCGAGGATCGGGTTGATGTGGTTGTGGATGGCGGCTCGGTAGTCGTTGAGGACGCCGGGGCGGACTTTACGTTTGGCGTGGATGTTGTCGATCCAGTGCAGCATCCACTTCTCCACAGTTGTGGATGAGGTGGTGGCGATGCGGCCCTCTTCGACGTCGCGGCGGAGTTGTTTGAGTTTGGCCATGGCGGTGTTGCGGTCCACGGAGGACACCCATTTGTAGCGGCGGTTGCCGTTGCGGTCGGGGGGTAGTTCTACTCGTCCCATCCATTTGCCGTCGGCGCGTTGGAAGAACGCTCCGTCTCCGCGGGTTCTGCGTTTCTTAGTTGCCATCGTTATCCCTCCCAGGGGGTCACCCTACGGTTCACCCTACGGTGCTACGCAGCATTACGCAGAATTGCGCAGTATCGGGTGCCTACCTGCGGGTTTGACAACGTTTCTCCTGGTATGCAGCCTATCAACCGCTGACTCTTAATCAGCGGGTCGGGGGTTCGAAACCCTCACGGCGCACAGGTCAGAGGCCATAAGCCTCAGAGGGGATCACCCTAAAGGTAACCCTATAGGGGTTTTCACTGGTCCTACATGTCGTCGCGCCGTCGTACTCTCTTTTCATAGGGGAGCATGAGGATCCAACTGAGCTTGCTGTGCCTTCGATTGAGCGGTTGAAGCATCTGGAGCGTCGGCGGACAGCGATCACGGTTCCCAACGATGGCTGAAAGAAGGATGAAATGACTGCAGCTACTGACCGCTACGAAGCTGTGATGTGTGGTGGTTGTGAGGTGAAGTCGGATGACGTCGTTTACGGCATGTGCACCGCTTGCGGCTCCATCGAGGTCGCGCTAACGCAGCCCACTGGCAGTCGGAACCTGAGCCACATAGGTGAATCAGACACCTACCCGACCGGCCACGGATGCGAGATGTGCAACTGATGAACACCGATGATCGTTGCGGCCGGTGCGGTCAACCGTTCAAAGACGGGGAGACAGTGATCGACACCCTTCCCCCAGTGCACCACACATGCCCAAACATGGATGCCTCCGCACGATATAGCCATGCTGAGTGAGGCGCCTCCTGAAGCCTGATGCTTCACGAGGCGTGGAATTAAGCCAGGACGTAAACCAGCAGCGCGACGATCATCCCCGCCACGACCGCCAGCCACACCGACCGCCACAACTCCAACTGCGGATCACTCATCAGACGACTCATCCCAATAACGGTTCACCAAACCATCGGTGACATACCCCGCCTGACCTATAGGTGTGATCACAGTCGTAGCACCCAAGTCCATGCGGTCGCCGTCGATGCGTTCCAACCCGACGACCACCACATAGTGGGCCACCTGCCAACCGTCTCCCATCGCGTCCAGGCTGGCTTGGATCGCGCCGCGAACAGGATCAGCAGACATCACGACGAACCCACGCCTTGATCGCGTCCCACAGGAATCCCACCGTCACACCGTGATCGAGGAACGTACACGCACGAATATTCACGTCACACCCCCCGCACAACGCTCATGCGCTCAGGCTCAATGGACAACCGCGAATGCGCGCCGCAGCTGGTGCAGCGGCGCATCGTGTAGGTCAGCACGTTCGCCACATATCGGCGCGGAATCAACACGGTTTCACTGCCGCACCGGTTGCACACCGTCAGCTTGTCCTCGCCGTCCACAAACAGCGCCGGATGATTCTTGATGTGCGGCCTCAGGAAGTCGTACAACCCCTGCGTGGCAATGACGTCACCAGCACAGTAGGCGATGAGACGTTCCCGGTCCACGGCGCTCTTCTCCGTCACGGCGCGTTCCATCGCAAACCGGTCGTAGCGATCAGTTTTCGCAGACAGCCCGACGATCTGGCAGAACGCATCCAACCCTTTGAACGGCGCCCCGGATTTGAACTCACGGCGCAACACCTTCAGTGTGTCCACCGTTTTGAACGGCGGCAGCGGCGGCAACCCAGCCTCGATGTGCAGGTCGCCTTTCAGCCACGGCACATCCGCCTCGTCGATGTAGTGCCCGACAACAATGTCAGCCTGCGACAGCAGATTATGCACGCGCCGCAGGAACCGTTTGCGGCCACCACTGTCCCATTCCGCGAGTTGAATGACCTCGGCGTCGTGGTACCACTTGGCGCACACGATCGTGGTGCGCGGCATTCGGGTCACCGTCTCGTACTGCACATACCGGTTCTTCAGGTCGCCCCTGTCCCACCAGTACTGTTCGGTGATGCCGGGGAGCCGTTCGACGTCGAGGATCAGAATCTTGTTGCGCACACCCTCGGATATGCGGACCTGACGTAGGTCGCTAGTCAGGGACATGATGGTTCCTTGCGTGGTGCCGCCACGATTGCGGATTCATGTCGGGCATGCCGTGTTTGATGAGTACTCGCAGCACGTCGGTGAACTGAACCTCGCCGCGTTTGGCGGACTCCACCGCCGTGTTTATCTCTGCGCGTTCCTGTTTCGACCGGGCGCCCGCCCAGTCGCATGCGGGGCATGTGCGGGGTTGCAGGCCCGCGAGATCGGCCAGTAGTGACATTCGTGCGCCCTTCTTTCCTGGTGGTTACCGGTCGCGGCGTTTGTCGCCTTCGATTCGTTCCAGTCGTTCGGTTCGCAGCTCCTCCCGCAGTCCGCTGATGTCGCGTTGGATCTGTTTGAAGCCGTCGCGCACCAGATCGCGTATCTCGTCGAGGTCGTCACGCATGTTGGTGTTATGGGTGTTGACGGTCTGCTCGTGAATCTCATCGGTTTTCGCGTCGATCTGGCGTGCGCGCTCCCGGCCTTTGCGCTGTCCCTGAACGGTGAGTACGCCGACGATCCCTGTTCCGATGGCGGCGATGGTGGAGGGCAGTCCGATGATGAGCAGTCCTATCAGGTCGATACCGTCGTCGGGCTGGTACGCGGCGTCCACCGCTTCGCGCACCGATTCCCAGATCATGCGGTGGTGACCGCTCTAGTGGCCGACGCCGTTCCGGGGTTTCCGCGGCGTTCGGCGCCGATCGACATCAGCAGTGATACGACGGCCGCGCCGCCGGACACGGACAGCACCGATATCCAGTCGGTGGTCATCAGGTCGACTGCCCCGGCGCCGAGGGTGGCGATCGCGGTTTGGGCGAATGTGCGTATGGCCCGCTCGGCGGCGTCGATCCAGAATGAACGTGTCAGCATGGTGCCTCCTATGTGCGTAGGTAGTCGATGGCGGGCTGGGGGTTGTAGTCCACGTGCGGGCCGGTGCGTTTCGCGAAGAACATGCCGGCGTCGAGGATCGCCCGGGTGATCGCGATCGTTTCCGGCAGCGGGGCTTGCGCGAGTTCGATCACTTGGGCCAGCAGTGAATCGGGGCCGGTGAACAGGTCGAGGTCGCGCACGATCTGCCAGATGGCGTTGCGGACCTCTTGTGTGTCACCGGGTTCGGTGCAGGCGTACAGGTCGCCTTGGTGGGCGTAGTCGCGCCACCACGGCGGGGTGTCGCGCATGCCGTTCGATGAGACGCCTTGGGTGTTGGATGGGGCCATTGGTGAGCCGCCGTGGTCGGCCCACACGTGACCGAGTTCGCGGTTCGGGTTGCCCCACGTCACGGCTTTCTCGATGTGCGGTTTCATCCAATGCAGGGAGCCGGTTTCGGGTGCGATGTGGTTCATCCACAGTTCGGAAACCACTACCGCGCCTTGGGAATAGCCAGCTAGGGCAGCGCCGTGGGTTTCGATGCGTTCACGCCACCGGTTAGCTTGGTTGTGAGCTTCGGTGATGGCAGCGGTGATGGATTTGCCCATCGGGAATGGTGCTGCTGGGTAGCCGATGGGTTGCCACAGGTATTTGTCTTCGACGGCGCGGGCGGTGTCGGCGTCGGGGCCGATCCACCAGGGAACACCGGTGCCGCACACGGTGATCAGAACAGGCCGGGTGTCCACGACGGGGCGCGGTAGGTAGCCCATGACGTACTTGGTTTCGGCCCCTACAATCCCCGGGATGTAGAGCCCGTCGCGCAACAGTCCTGCCGCGTTGTAGCGGGACTGCATTTCAGCGACCGCGGCGGTCATCTGCTCGTCGTAGAGCGGGGTGTCGGTGAGATGCCCAGCGTAGGAGGCGAACTTTTTCCGCATGAACGTCTTGATCCGGCGGATTTCCTCGGACGAATCACCCAACCCGAGGCCCACATACTGCCCGTCGATGCGCATCAGGACTTGCCCTTGACGTCGTAGCAGCCTTCGATGCCGAGCTTCGCTCCGATCGCGCCCAGTACGTCCACCACTGTGCGGCCGCCGAGCTGCGGCCAGCCGTTCAGGGTGTAGCCGCGCTGCTGACGCAAGGTCTCCACGGCGAGTTCGCGATCGGTCCAGTCGTCGGGGAAGTGCTTCACCTTCGGCGGTTCAGGTTCGGTCTTGCCGCCAGCCGCCCAGTGGTTGACGCGTTCGGTGAAGTAGTCCCACGGGAACCAGGCACCAACATCGGTGTGGGTGCCCCACTTGAACACGTCAGTCACCCACCGGTGATCCGAGATGCCCGGGCGGCCATTCACGTACGGCGGGGGAACCACGAGCGGTTCGAAGCCGTACTTCTTCGCGTCCTGCACCGCCAAATACGCAGCGACGTCGATCGCGTTGGACTGCTTCATCCACTGATCCCGCATCCAGGATGCTCGCGACCCCGCGAAGCACAGGTTGATGCTGATGCTGTTCGCGTTGCCCACAGACCAGGCGGCGCGGTCGGTGTCGACGCAATCGACCACCGTCACACCACCATCGGACGCCTGGGAGATGGTGTAGTGGTAGGAGACACCGTTGGCGTTCTGGAACCACTTGGCGAGGTTCTCGGCGGCAGCGTCCCCACCACCACCTTCCTGGGTGTGGATCAGGAACATGGTGGGCTTGCCGCTGCGGGCGCTGTTGTTGGCCGACCAGATCGGAAACTCGTTATAGGCGGGCCGGTTTTCGGTCACAGGTTCCTCCGGTGTGGTTTCGTTGAGGGCACGTCGCAGCACCGACCAGGCTTCGTCCCATTTGTCGGCGTAGCGGTCGGGGTATGCGGATTGCTGGACTCGTTGCGCGAACTCGCCGGCCAACCTGGGGTTGTTGGCGGCGCGCCTGTAGTCGTCGGAGAGTCGTTCGAGGAATGTGTTGGCTGCTTGTGGCAGGGTCATCATGTTTTCGGGTGTGCCCCACCACGGTTCGCCGTTCGGCCCGGGTTGCTGCTGGAAGTAGCCCGATGAGCGGTTGTCGTCACTGCGGGAGTCGTGGGGGTAGTTCTTCGTGGCGGGGACGCGGTCGTTGGCGGGGCACCACCACTTGCGGTCATCGCCGGTTCCGGTGCCGACCTCGGTGGAGATGGTCATCAGGGCAATGACGGTGGCGAGTTCATCGAGGCCACGGGCTAGGGAGACGGCGTGGACTTCGCGGGCGATTTGTTCGCGGGTGCGTAGCGGGCCTTCGGGTCGGAACCAGGTGAAGCTCATGCCGCCCTCTCGATCGGTAGGGGTTCGCCGCCGTCGCCGTCCGGACCACCGCCTGTGATTGACGTCGGCGTGACGTGGACCTGGATGTAGGACGAGCCGTCCTGGTTGTGCACTGTGAACCCGACGCGCAGTTCGAGTTCGATCTCCATGCCGCGGTAGGTGACCTTCATGGCTTGCCGCCCAGCAGGAACGGGAATCTCGGCAGCCGGCCGATGATGTTGATGACCTGTTCTGGAAGGTTGGTCAGGTCGGGGAGTTTCGCGACGATCTGGTCGTCCAAATCGGACAGGTCGGGCAGGTTCTCGGCGATCCTGTCGGCGATTCGGTCAGCGATCCTGTCGGCGAGCGGTCCGAGCAGTTTGAGCAGGATGATTCCGAGACGGTCCATGTCCGGGGTTCCTTTCGGGGCATAGAAAAACCCCGCGCACCAAGTGGGTGGCGGGGCTTTTTCTGGGGTGGGTTTAGAAGTAGAACAGGGTGTCGCGTTCGATGAAGAAGTCGATGGCGGGGTTGCCTGTGGCGAACATCCAGGACAGGACACTGGTGAGTGCGATGCCTCCGAGGAGTCCGGTTCCGAGAGCCCCGGCTATGCGTTTCACAGTGGGCTTGGTCACGGCAGCCTCCTGACCGTGACGCGGGACGTGTCGATCAGGTGCCTGCGACCTTGGTCGTCAGCGACAGTCAGGACGGTTCCTGTGGTGAAGAGGACTGTTGCGTTCCAGCCGGCGGGGCCGCGGGATTGAACGTGGATCTTCATGGCGGGTCACCAGGTGTCGGTGGTTTCGACGTGGTGGCGGCCGCCGCCGCAGTGGCGCACGCACTTGTAGATGTGTTTGGTGCCGTCCATCTTGGGTGTGCCGTCGGCGTGGGTGGCGTATGTCCAGTCGGCTCCTGCGCCGCCGCTGCCGGTGGCGCATGCGTGCTTGTAGATCTGCCCGTGGCCGGTGCCGTGATTCGCGCAGTGGGCGGGTGCGGCATCAGCGACTGCGGGTATTCCGAGGGCGAGTGCGGCGATTGCGAAGACAGTCGCGGTGGTGGTGCGTAGCATTGGTGGGCCTCCTGTTGGGGGTGGGCCGTCCGGCGGGGTTGGTTTCTCAGGCCTATCGCCCCGCCGGGCGGTGTCTCAAGTTGATGAACGCGAGTCTAACCGCGTTTGACCACGTGCACAAGTGTTTCTTTGAGATACACTCCTAGATGTGACAATCATCGACCGCATGATCGCCAACCGGCAGAAACGCGCAGCGACTATCGCCGAGCTTGATGCCGAACTGGCTGCCCTCGTCTACGAGGCGATGACTGTCCACGGCATCACGTGGCATGACATTGGCCGCGCCCTGAAGATTTCCAAGCAGCGTGTGTATCAACTCCGCGCTGCTGGTGACCCGAACCGTTAGCGGGGTTATTCCCACTCGACCAGGACATAGCCGTCACCGCCGCTGCCTGCGTTTGATCCGCCCGTGTTTATGGCTCCGGCGGTCCCCCCGCCGCCGTTCCCCGCGGGGCCGGAGCTGGTTCCGTTGCTACCGCCGCTGAAGCTGTTGTCATTGGAACGCACGCCGCCCCCGCCGCCGCCGCCAGCGCCCGCACCGTTTGAACGGCTCTCCCCGCTAGTTGGGTTACTACCGCCGTTGCCGCCTTTGCCACCTGTATAGCCTGTTGCGGATATGCCGGAGATGCTGGTTGTACCGCCGGCCCCGCCGCTTCCGCTGGACGACGAGTTAGTTCCCCTCGCGCCTGCTGCCCCTCCGCTAGCCGTCAGGGAAACGCTGCCGGACGAGAACACAGTCGAGCCGCCGGCGGTGCCGTTATTGCCGTTGGACGATCCCGCCGCCCGCGCTCCACCGGCGCCACCGAGGCCCCGGACGAGGGTATACGTCGAGCCGAGCGATGCGCGTGGAATCCAGACGCGGCCGATGTAGCCGCCGCCACCACCACCGCCGCCGCCGTAGCGGTAGCCGGAGTTGGCTCTGCGCCCCGACCCGCCACCGCCGCCCGCGCCGCCAAGGGTGACCCAGCAACCGGATGCGCCCTCGGGTACCGGTTCGTCGTAGATATCCGTGTATCCGGGGTCTTCGCTGGAAATGCTGAACGGGGTGAACGTGGGCCACACCTTGTCAAAGCTGGTCCCGTTCCACGTGTACAACTCAGGGTTGACGAACGCCGACCCGTTCCACACCTTGAACGCAGTGGGGTCAACGAACGCCGTGCCGTTCCAAACTTTCACGGCACCACCACGTACAACACACCTGCCGTGCCGGTACCGGGTAGGGTGGTTCCCATCCACAGGCCCTCAGCGGTGCCGGACTTCTGCACCGACCCATCCGCCTTGGCGAGAGACGCCTGCACACCGGTCGACATTTTCGACGCCACAATCCCCGCCGATGGGCTCACATGGGCGTTGGTGATCGACCCGGACGCGTACTTCGCCGACGTCACCGAACCATCGACCGGGACACGCTGATCCGACAGGCGGGAATCGTTACCCACACACACCGTCGATCCGGAGTTGCCGATCGGAATACGGTCGATACTCAACGTGCCGGAAGTGATGGCCGACGCGGCATGGGTGTGCGACGTGGCGGCCTTCCCGTCCAACTGGGTCTGCACATTCGAGGTCACACCATCCAGCGCGTTCAGCTCCGCGGTCGAAACCGTCGCGCCCGACAGAAAATTCACCTCATCGGCCGTTGCCACAACATCCGTGACATCCGCCAGCACGTGTGTGTGCTCGCCATCTGCCTTGCTCTCGGCGAGATCGTGGGCATCGGCGATACCGTCCTCCATGTGATTCAACGCTGCCGCCGACAACGGAGTCTCCGTTGATGGCGCGTTCTGCCACGCCTGCTTGTCGTAAGCCATGAACATGCCCCTTTCTAGGGCTGGTCCCGCAACCCGTGCGGCACCAGGCACGAATACCCGTCCCCTGGAAGCACTTCCAACGCCATGTTGATCATGGCGGTGATCGCGTCCGACCGGGTTTCGGTATCCACGTCAGCCGCACCCTCGGCGGTGACTTTCCAGCCCGTTGCGGTACGTGAACCTTGGGTGATCAGTACACCGTCGGTGTCAAACAGGCCCATCAGATCGTTACCGAACACGACGATCTGATGATCAGTCTTGATCCGCACGCTAACCCCTTTTCCGTTGCGCGACAGCGTCTTTCATTTTTAAGCGACTATTCTTGGGGTTACATCGATCGACGCACCCGTGCCGCTCACTTCAACGTTGCCGTCATCGAACGCCGCCGAACCCACAAACGTGCCACCCGACGCGGCCGACCAGATACCGCCCTCCACATACGTGCCCGCAGCGACCGGGATCGTCACCTCATCCCCGGTGTTCGTACCCGACGAACCGCTAGACCACGTGGTGGCCTGCCGCGCATAGCCGCCACCGGTCGCCTCATTCGTGCCCGTGGTTCCAGCAGCACCCGTGTGCACACTGATGTACGTGCCGAGCGCAGCGATCGCATCCGAGGCGGCCTTGTGTGTTGCATTGGGAATGCCCATGATCCCGCTTCCTTTCCAGAACTTTATATTGGTGACAGAGCGACAGAGATGCCGCTCCACGGATTCGAACCGGACGATGTTGCACTCACGGTGCCGCTCGCCGAAGCTGTACTCAAAGCCACCTGCGTGCGAGACAAATCCGACTGTACGAGCGACCTGTTCGTCATGCCCGAGTAGGACGTCCACGACGAAACAGACCCGGTAGACCCGTTACCAGCAGCAAGCACGTGGATGACCAGACCACCCGCCGGAACGGTCACGGCCTGCGACGGGGATGCTCCAGAACCGTACGCGGTGGCCGTGCTGACGGACCCGACATGCGTCGCGGATATCACGTTCGCAGCCCCATACATTGAGCCGCTGTGTGTGATGGCAACCGACTTGGCTGATCCGCTGCCCGCCCCGGCGAGCCTCCACACCGACACCGAACCCCTGGTGGCGTCGTTGTTATGGGAGACAATCGCCAACTGGGTCATCGCGACACCGCCGTAAGTGATGCCGGTGATCGATGGCCCCGAGCGGTCCCATGACACCGCCACGAAAACGTCCGCGCCTGCCGCTGCGGTGAAGTTGAACGTCTCTGTCTGCGTACCGCCGAAGCTGGTCCACACCACACCAGTGGCGCCGACAGCGTTGTACGCCACCGGATCCACACCGTTGTTGCCGACAGCGTCCATCCCCACGGTCGGCGTTGCTGACACGCCGAACGTGCGGGCGTACCGCTCCACCGCGGACATCCCAACCTCTGGGGTGACTGCCAGGTCGAACACCGACGCGTACCGCTCCGACGCCGACATTCCCACCGACGGGGAAACGCTCACCTCGAACTCGCGGGTATACCGCACGCCCGCAGACCCGAAACCGACTGTCGGGGTGAGGGTCATCCCAAACCCTGGGCGCTGACTGCGGGGCGTCGGGAACAACGACGTCGATGGGAACAGGTCTTCGGACGGGAACAGCGGTGTGAACCCGCCAGGTTCACGCATCGCGACGTACGGACTCAACGTCACCCCGAACGATGCGACACTCTTCCCGCCGCCACTCATCCCGATCAGGGTGGGCAGCACCAGGCCGAATGTGGCGGTGTTGCGTGCCACCGCCGACATGCCCACCTCGGGAGTGAGAACGACACCGAACTCCTGGGATGGCCCACCATAAGTGAACCCGACCTCCGGGTCGATGGTCACACCGAAATGGGCGTGAACCTCGGCCCACCACCCGGCCATCAGTCCGCTCCGATTTGCAGATTCACGGTTAGCGCCGACCACTTATTGCTATGTGACGACGTCGCATTAACCGTCCCCGTATTCGTTGTGGTGTTGACGCACAGCAGCGGATTCGTGCCCTCCTGCTTCGCGCGCAGCCGGGCACCCACCACCGAAACCAGGTCATACGAGGGGCCGCCCCCGCCACCGGCGCCGAACACCTGCAACGCCACACTGCCTGCGGGCACCGTCACCGACTGGGAATGCGCGGTGCCGCTACCGAACGCAGCGTCAGCTTCACCGACCGACACCACATTCTTGAACGAGATCGCGTAAGCGCTCACCCATCCCGGCCCCTTCACCTTCACGGTTTTCGCGGACCCGGAACCGGCATTGTCCATGCGGTAAATCGCCAACCCACCGTTCGAAGCACTGTCATTGTGATACACCGACCCGACCAGTGCGCCGCCACCCTCGGCGTACGTGACCGACGGAGCAGAACCCGAACGGTCCCACGACATCACCACAAACACTGTCGACCCGGCAGACGCCGTGAACGACTTGCTTGCACTGCCAAACCCGGACAACGGGTCCGACACAGCATCGAAACCCAAATCCACCGGGGCCGGAGGAACCGGCCAGTTCTGGTCATTCGTGATCGTGCCCGGATACAGCGTCTCAGCCAGCCGAACCCAGATTCGGGTCTGCGCCGCCAAGATCGGGTCGGTGGTGTTGATGTTCTCGTGAACCGCGATCGTTGCCCCGGAGTCGCGCTCGAAGAACACTGACGCCTCCCAGCCACCCGAGAATGCCCCTGGATGCCCGTACCACGTCCCGAAATTCTCCATCCCGTACCCGTAGTAGTAATCGGTCGGAATGTAGTAGCCCTTCGCGAACTTGCCCCACCCGCTCGGGTACCTCCAATAGGTGCGCATCCAAACATCGTGCGACTCTTCACTTATCAACTCGCCATCGCGGATGGCCTGAATGAACTTTGTGTAGTCGTTGATGTTCGTGGACAGCGCCCCGGCACTGTTCAGGAAGTTGGGGTTGATGTTGTCGGATCGCGTTGTGGGCGGCGGACATGGACCGGTCGGCGGCCACTGCGTTTCGGTCAATCCCAAGGGTTCGATGATGTCTTCGGTGATAATCTGTTTGATCGTGCGGTGCTCGGGGTCGACCTTCTCCAGCACCATGCCGATCAACGAGAAGTTGGAGTTGGTGTACGCGTAGTCGGTTCCGGGATAGAATTTCGGCTTGCCCTTCATGGTCGACAAGAAATCTTCTGCACCCTTCCACGGCCACGTTGGGAACAGGGTGTAGAAGATGGTGTTCGTACCAGCCGTGTACTCGGCGATCCCCGACCGCATCGATAGCATGTTCGCCATCGTGATCACCGTGCCGTTTGGGATACCCGGAACATACTGCTCGAGTGTGTCCTCCAGGGTGATTAGACCCTTGTCGACCGCTTGGAAGAACGCCACGACCGTGAACATCTTCGTCGAACTGCCCATGCGGAAATGGTCATCCAGCGTCAGCGGGCGAGCGGTGCTGCCCACCGACGTTCCATACGCCTTTGCGTAGCTGCCGCGCGGGCCGGTGATCTGCACGATGACCCCCGGCTGGCCGGACTCCGCGCGGGACTCCTCAACGATCTGATCCACCATCGCCTGATCCGCCGGCGACAACAGGTCGCCCTCTTCGTGTGCGGGGGTGGTGAACTCGAACACATCCGACGGATCGGAGATCCAGCCGGCATTGTCGATGGTTTGAACATAGAACTCGTACGTCGTGTTGGACTGAAGCCCGCTATGCGCCAGCGGGGGAAGAACCGGCTCGGAATTCAACTGAATGAAATCTCCGCCGGCATCTTTTTCTCTGGCGTAAACGAAGTAGCCTTGAATTGTCATTCGTCCGTCGCCCCCGACCAGGTGATAGTGAGTGAACTGAAAGTCGCCTCAGCAAGCTCGATCAGCGTGGGTGCCGTGGGTGGTGTCAGATCGGGATCCGGTTCGGGCAGCGGATCTGGGCGCAGATACACCCAGCCGCCGCCGGGGCCACCGTTACCGCCAGGCTGGAAGGCTGCGATAGAACCGCGGCCACCGTTACCGCCACCACCCGGCGACGTTCCCTTACCGCCCATGACCTTATGGTCACCACCGCCGACATACTCTTGCCCGTTGAACACGAACGCGGCCGGCCCCCGCCCGACAGGGTTGGTGAGGAACCCGGCGCTCGTCCCAGCGGCGCCACCGCTCGCGGTGATGGATCGGGTCGGCCCGCCCGGTGTGGTGATCGTGATGACCGTGTCACCACCAGGAGAACCGTCACCCGTCCCCCCAATACCACCGGCGCCGGGAGTAAAAGTGATGATCGCGTTGTCGCCGAAGTCCTCACCACGAACCCAGATCGTCGCGTTGAACTGCCCCGGCTGCCCCGGTGCACCGTTGACACCCAGGGCGATCCCCTGACGGGCACCGCCACCGGCACCCAACGCGACCGGATCAATGTAGTTGACCCACTTCGCCACCGGAATGGTTGTCGACTCGGTCCCCAGGTAGCGTTTCTCCGGGTCGTGCTGATCACCGATCACACCGGTATCGACAGCGATACCCACCCACGGCACATTGTCCGACCACACAATCTGATTCCGCGGAATCGACGACGGCGGCGACGACGGGCTACTGGTGTTGTTGCGGGTCGATGCGCGTTTCGAAATCGGTGCTGTCGGATGCAACGGGAACTCATCGACCCGGCCCCGAATCTGATGCGTCCCGCCGACCGGCACAAACTCGTAACCCAGCAGGTCACTCGCCTCCGCCGCGATCACCTCGTCCTGAGGCAACTCGTACTGCAGATACGCACCCACATCAGGATCCGCGCTACCCGCATCAGCAATGACACTGAGGATGTTGTCCGATGAGTGGATCAACGCGGGAACACCAGTCGCGGTGTTCATCTTCCACACGTGCACATAAAACTCGGTGATCCCCTCTACGCCGTAGCCCATCCACGAGATCGCACCGATCGGCATGGACTCCTCGATGTAGTCCCACGCGATCAACGAAGCGGACTGTGTCGCAGACACCATGCCGGTGATCTCCGACAAGTTCATGTTGGAACGTTCAGACGGCCCCAACCCGCCAGCCGCAGGCTTGTTGGTGCGGATGCCCTGAATGATCCACGCGAAATCACCCCGGCTCGCCCGTGACGAGATCTCCCGAAGAATGTTGAACAGGTCAGCCAAACCCGCCCCGCCACCAACAACCCCAACCAGGCCACCAACAATGTTGTTGACGATCTCCTCAATCGTCTCCAGCAGGTTTCCCGGCCCCAGCATGCCAATGATGTTGGCGGGGTTGATGTTCTGCAACGCGTCGAACAAATCCTCAAGCGTGCTGCCCACCACCGAGATGCCACCACGGATCGCGTTCACTACCGTGTCGATCACCAACTGCACGTTTTGACTGATCGACTGGAGCAGGTCCGACAGGCCCTCCACCCACTCAGGGCGGATCGTGCCCGTTTGCTTCACCGTGGCATCGTCAAACCACACAGTCCCCGCCGTGGCACGCTCGTCCACGACAAGGCGGATCTGCATACCCGTGACATCTTCAGGCACCGTGTACTGGCCAGACATCAAGGTCCAGTCCGAATCCTGGGCCTGCGGCGTGTGAGTGACAATAGAAACGGGCTGCTGAGCCACCCCGTCAATGAACGGCACCACATCGAGCCGGATCGGATCGCCAGACCCCGAGTAATCCTCGTAGCTGACGTAAATCGACACATCAACCGACTGGCCCGCACCCACAGCTAAAACGTCGGAGGGCTCCTCCCCCGAACGCAAAGCGTGCAGCTTGCCGTTTGCGATAACCCGCACCGCGCCCGTGCCGTCGCTCGAATGCGACTTGTCAGGGTCGACAACCCACTCCGACCCTGAATCCACGGAATCGGCAGCAAACTTCGGCGCCGACAACAGGTTCGGCGTCTGCGCCGTGATCGCACCGATAGGCAGGAACGTCAACAACCGCGGCAAGACATTCCGCAGCGGGGCCAAGATAATGTTCACCAACTGGGCCGCCGCCTGAAGCGGGTTGAAGCTCGGATTGTTGAAGTCGATAGACCGGAAGAAGTTGCGGATATTGTCGAAGAATTGTGTTAGTTCCTCGATCCCGCCGCCAACCAAACCGGTGATCGCCTCGATTATGTCGCCGAGGATCGGGATGTTCAACGCCCAGTCGCGCAGCTGGTCGAACGACGCCTCCCCAGGGATGAACACCCCAGCTACCGCGCGCACCACCCACGCCAAAAACTGCTCAATGAACTGCTCACCAATCTCAAGCAGCTGCTGAACAGTGAACGGACGCTGCCACTGCAACGCCGACTGCTCCGGGTGAATACCCGGCTCCGACGGAACCGCATGCGCCCACTTAGGCAGCGGATCAAACGAATCAGTCATGACAGCGGCAAAACCTCAACCGAAAACATCGACGTAGAAGCAGAAGTCGTGTACGTCACCGACCCCGCCTGCCTCTCGCACCGGAAATAGATCGTCGCCGGTGTACCGGCCGCCACACGGTCAAACCCATCCGATGAGCCCGCCGCAGGTCCCGAAACAAGCGTCAGCCGCTCCGATTGCGCCACACCGGGGCACCGGCCGATCACGTTGCCGCCAGTCTCACCGTTCAACCGGGCCACCAAATCAACCCGAACATCCGCACCCTCACCGGTGACCACCGTGTACCCCTGCACACGCGGCCGCCAATCAAAAGGCTGCGCAGGAATCGACACCTGAGCCAAAGTCGAGTTCGCGTTACCCGATGCAGTGTTGTTGATCGACGCCGGAACATACCGGTCCCCCACACGCTGCGCCGCCAACACAAACCCATCAGCAGTCGAATTCACCACCGGCACCTGACCCGCAACCGGCGACGGATCAACATCCGTCGGGTCCCACACCGCCTCACCATCCGCGCCCTTCGCGCCGGCGTGCAGCGCCAGGTTCAACCGGTACACACCCGGCGTGGATGTTCCAGGTGGCGTGATCTCAGTGAACGACGCCTCCGCCGGGGTTGGATCGTCCGGGTCCAGCTCCGTCAAGTTCACCGTCGTATCGAACGTGGCCGGCATACCCGGATCACCCTTCTCGATCGCGGGCACGCCAACACCGATACCGCCCTGCGGACGCAACTGGAGGATCGCCGCACCCGCCGTAGGATCGACAGGAATCTCCACGATCCCCTCAAACAAATAGTGAGTCCCAGCAGGATTCAAAGGCCACGACATAAGGCACGCTCCATTCACATTGGGCGAGTTACAGAAAGAAAGGACGACCGCTGCTTATCCCTGAGGTGACAGCGTGAGGACCGACAACGTTTCAAAAATCCCCGTGATGAACCGCTGATGCTTCGCCAACGGGGCCTCCGACTTGCGTCCATCCCCCAACTGCGCGATCACCTTCCGCTCATCCTGGGAAACCCGCCACATGACGTTTTCGATGTAGTCAGTCACCATTCGGGTACGTGACATGAACACCAGCGACATCAGGCCGCCGCGAAAAACGTCCCGACCCAACGCATACTGGGCACCGTTGCGGAACTGCACCGTCGCCGTCGTCTTGCCCTGCGAATCAAACAAGGCGTTGATGAACGCGAACACCGTTTCGATGTTGTACGGCGCTGAGGCTGTCGGATAGAACCGCTCGATCGCCGGATGGTACGGGCCAACTTCGTCACGGCGGTCGTAATGCTGAATCAACTGGAACGCCAGGAAGCTGTTGTTCAGGAACCCCGACAACAGATCGGACGGTATGCCGGTGAATCCAACAACGATCATCAGCGAGTCGATCAGCCATGCGAAGGTGGCATTCATCAAGTCGTTCAACCACTTTGGGGAACGCCCACCAATAATGTGCTGCCAACCCTCAGGTGTGTGGTCAGTGATCGTGCACGCATCGATGCCGGTGTCCTCACCCGGCTCAGGGGCCACGAAATACGCGTACGGCTGCTCAAAATCCACACCCAACGCGGGCGCATAAAACACGCCATCCATGCCGGGAACCTGCTTGATGACAGGTTTGAAGATGTCCCCCAGCGACCCGCCCAAGTCAATCGTGGTGCGCAGCACCGAATCGAGCACGGTTTTCGTCGGACCAGTGATCTGCGACCGGTCCACTGTGGAAAACACGTAGGTAGGCTGGTCCAGGTTCGCCCACCGGTCAGGCTGCGGATCACCCGGCAGCCACAAATCCATGCGCGTATCCACACCGTACGACTGGGTAACGTCCTTGATGACGGCCTGAACGGTTTCCATCCGCACTGTGCGAGCCACCATCGGCGACGTGTCCAACAACGGATTGGTGCGTGACACATACACCGGGGTTCGCAGCATGCGGGTAAACGCCTGCACCGACAACCCATCACGCGACAACGCCTGCAACACAGTGCCGAACCATGCCCGCACATCCGGGTTCAACGACAAGCCGTTGTTGATGAACTCCAGCCACCCGGACTGCAACCGCAGAGCGCATTCTGCGACCATGTTCTCCACGACGGTTTGCAACGCCCACACGAACACCGCGTGCGAGAACGGCTGCGCCTGAATCGGCAGCCACCACGACGGCCAAATCACGTAGTATTTGAGGATGTCGCGGATACCGCGCAGTTCAGCGGTGCCGGTCCATGCGCTGTCACGGTACTCGTAGGTGTGGTTCTTCGTGTAGAACGCATACCGCAAACCGGCTGTCTCGACGATGACACCGACCATCGTCTTTTTGCAGTCCATGAACAAAGGGATGAGAGGGCTGTTCCCTTTGAGGACGATCCGGCCGGTTTCAACATCGTTGCGCGGGTCAGCACCCGACGCCTCGATCAGGTCGCCACCAACCGAGCCCATCGGCTGCCAGAATTTGTCGCACACCGTGAACCGGAACGACGTGTCTACCTTCGATTTGCGTTCCGCCAACGCCCGCGCGGTTCGTGCGATCCTGTTGGGGTCGCCGGACTGGAGGGCGGATTGCCATGCGGCGGTTTCGCGTTCAAACTTCGACAACCGTCATCCCCTCCTTTCCGGGCATCACCAATTCACCCCACGAGCCAGAAAAACCACGGGGCTGTCAAACAGCAGTCGGTGAACTACATTGGGTAGCGGCGCAACGGAGTCCCCGAAAGAATTACCTTCGAGTCAGCGTTGCCACCAACAATTTCTGTCTTCACGAAAAATTGCTGCGCCGGTTCGCCAGGCGACTTCGCGGGGATCGCCGCGTTCTCACTGAACCGCCCCGACAGGTACTTGTAGAAGTTGCCCTGCGGCGGAACAATCCCGAACATTGAACCGATCTGATCGGTGAACGCGTTCTGCTCAGAGAAGAACGACAACAACGACTTCACGGCCTGTTGGAAGATGTTCAGCTCCTGCGGCGACGGCGGCACAGACGTCAAATCCTGCACAAGAGTCGTCTGTGAGCGCGGGTCGGTACGTAGGAACACAATCTGATTCGGCAGCAGCGGACCGAACTCCACATACTCATCCGCACCCGGGCCGTCGTACAACCGGAACGTGCCCGGACCGAACAGAGTGGCATCCCAATACATCGGCTGGTCACCAACATTGACCATCGGCACAAAACCTGATTGGGTGACGTTCGCGTTGTCGCCGGCGGATATCTTCCGCACCGGGGCTGGTGTTGCCTGGGTGATCAACGCGCCACCGGCCTGCATACCGAACCCGATGCCCCGATAGTCCGGCCCGAGTTCACTACCGGTGCCGGTTTCCTTGTGCGACAGGATCGGCAACCCGTTGCGCAGCACCTTGAACGTGCGGGGATTACCCTCATAACCCGCGACCAGGGTGAACTTTTCCCCGATCAGCGGGGCCACCAGCAGCGGCCGTTGGAACATCACTGTCTGCGAGAAGTTGTTGAACCTCGACAGTTTGATCCAGTTGCCCTGCACACGCATGCGGACACCGTTACCGTCCCAGTCTCCGTTGCTGTCGCGGCCCATGCGAGCCCACAGGTCATTAGCCCCACTATCCGGCAGGCTCCACTCTTGGAACCCGCCGAGCACCATCGACACAACCTGATTGTCGGTGTCGGTGTCGAAATCCTTGTACGGCCCGCACACCACCTCGCGGGTATCCGTTGTCAGCGGATCGTCCGGGTCGTCCCGCCACCTCGCCTGGTCACCATTGGCGTAGACGTACCCGCCGCCGTCACCCTCGTAGTACAGCGGCCAGTCCGCGCCGAGGTCCTGCGTGCCCGACGTGTCATAGTTGAACGTGTCGGTCATCGACTCATACTCGAACTGGAAACTCGCCGCGTAGTCGTAGGTACGCCAGAACCCCGAATCGGCCCGCAGGCGCAAACTTTCACGCTGCCGCTTGCCGATCTCCAGCGGTGCTTGCGGCGCGCCCTGGAACCACCTGACCGGCGCCCACCAGTGCCCCATGTCGTGGGTGAGGAAGTTCAACGTCGATTCCTGCTTCGCGTCGATCGACGCGACCAGATCGCGGTAGACCCTGCGCGTCCACTTCGGCGACCGGCCACGGCATTCCACCCCCACCTCAACCTCAATCGGGTCGTAGAGCGCATCAATATTGGTGATTCCGTCCTCGGTGGCGCCCTTCTGGTCGATGTGCTTCCACGGCGGGATCAACCCCTTGAGTGATGTGAGGTGCACCATCTCCGGGGCTACAACCCGGTCAGGGACCGCCATCCCGCCCATCATGTGGAAAGTGATCGACCCGTCGTAGGCGTCGAGCCACATCATCGGCTTTTCACCCTTGGCGAGGTCATACCATCCGTGCGGGGTTACACCAGTGGCGGGGTAATGCTTCTTAGCCATTTACCCTCCCGGCATGACGTACTGGTTTTGCAGGTGATACGCGATGTCGCGGCCTGTTCCGTCTTCGGTGGCGCGCTGGTTGTTGACCGTGATGTTCGTGTCGCCACCCTGGTTGACTTGGGTTTGACCCTGGCCTGTGGCCTGTGGGTCAATGTCCTTGCGCTGCTGGGATGCTTGGCCGGCCAGGTTCGGCAACGCCGGGGCCGCACCAGCAATCCCCCCGGCAATGCGGGTGATCCAGTTGTTGTTCGCCAAATCCGAACCACCCGTAGGCAAGAACGTTTCCATCAACCCTTGGGCGCCGATCGCGGCGACTTGACCGCCGTACTCGATGGCACGGTTGATCAGCTTCACCCCAGTCTGCGCGGCCTGACCCGCACCCGGTGCCATCGCATCCAGCGCCATACCACCGGCCTGCACCGCCATGCCAAGCGCACCACCACCGTCCATGCCGATACCACCGGAACCGGACCCGGCATACGGTGCGACGTTCGCCCCGATGTTGGTGGTGTTCGTCGGCCCGCCAGTGAACAGGCCTTGCGGTGCGCCAGCGGCCATCGGGCCGCCACCGCCGCCCGTGGTGGGCAGCGGGGCAGGATTCGTCGCCCACGCACCCGACGACACCGGAGCCGGCGGGTTATTCAACGCAGGGTTGGTGTTCTGCGGGCTGTACAACCCCGGAGCACCCGCCGCCGCCGACCCGCCAGGAACCGACGTCACCGGCCGGTAGTAATGCGACGTGAACGCCGGATCGTCGGCGCCCGTGCCGCCAATACCGCGCCGCGCCGCTGCCGCGTCACTGCCCCAGTTGAACGGGGTGCCGCCAGGCAGCGTCGCCTGCATGTGGCTGGCGTTGAAACCGACCCGGAAATCGCCAGGCCCGCCCATGCCCTTGACGAATCCACGCGCAGTCAACCACTCGTCCGCATTGTGGGTCGACATGCTCGCGCCGGTCGTCGGGCGGCCATCCATCAAGTTGACCAGATCCTCAACAGCGCTAGAACAATCAGCCAAACCCTGCGTCAGGTCGCCGCGTTGTTCTTGTGTGTACCGGCCCGCCGGAACGTTGGCGAGTAGCGCCGCGTCGCCGGGATAGGCACCGATCGGCGTCATGGACACACCGGTCGCACCGGCGGACGGGTAGGAGCCCCGGTCATACTGGTTGTTCTGGTACTGCGGCCCGAACACACCCTGCGCCCCAAGGACACCCATCAACCCGTGCCCGCCCTGAGTCGGGTTATAGGCCGAAATGGCCTGCAACTGCCCCAACAACGGTGCCGCAGCGAGGTTCGCCACGAACTTCGTGATGTTCTCCGCAATCCCCGCCAAACCCTTCGAGATACCGAAATCCTGATCAAGCTCGGCACCGATCTGCCCCAAATCCTTGACATGCTTGTCGGTTTGCTTCGTCAGCTTCTCGTACTGATTCGCGCGGGCATCACTCATGCGCATCTCGGCGGCCTGAAGGTCGCGTTCAGCTTCGATCACATCGTTGCGGGCCTTGAGGCGGTCCTGCTCGGTGGCTTCGGTGGACTGCTCCAATTGGGCGGCGCGGGCACGCTTCTCCGCCAGTTTGTGACGCGCATCCAGATACGACGACTCAGCGGAGAACACGGCCGCGTCCTGCGGCATGCCAGGAATCCCCGGCGGCAACGTCGTGTCATACGGCAACACAGGCGCATCCGGCAGCTTCGGGCCAGAACCACTACCACCATCAGCAGCCCCCACCGCGCCCGGGAACAGATCAGCCAACGGGCCATCCGCGGGTGCCCCATCCGAACCAGGCGCGCCGCCACCACGACGCCCGCGGCGATCCTCCACGGAAACATCCAATGGAACCTGACCGGGAAGGTTACCGAACGGGGACGCTGGACCGTTCGAGTTCGTACCCACAAGCCCTGGAATCGGAATGCCGCCAACCGTTGGCGTGCCAGGTCCAGACCCGCCGCCGAGCTGAGGAAGCGGAGACGGCTGCGGATCAACCCCCGTGCCGCCCTGAATGTTGCGGTCCCACCACTCACGGGCACTGCGACCCAACTGATCCGGCGTATTGGAGTGATTCCAGCTATCCGCACCTGGAATCGCGTCCTGAATGGCCTGTTCAATCTCAGGGCCGTTCTGCGCAACCAGGAACGCCAGCCACGCTGGGACCGCCACACGCGACAACGCGGCAGAGATTCCCTTGGCCGACTTATCGGCCGTCGCGGGAAGACCGGCCAATGTCGTGCTCACCGTTGAGAGAGATTGCGTCAGCGCCGTGATGCCAGCTATGGACTTCCACGCCACGAACGCGGTCACCACGTCCCCAACGCTGATACCGATCCGGTCGAGCATTTCGACTACGCTCGACAGCGCATCCCACAAATCCTGCGCAGTCTCAGCAGCTTCCTCGAAGGTGCGCTTGATGTCGTCCTTGTGCGCGACGATCCACGCGTTCAGGTCATTCAGCTTGTCGGTCACATTGTTGATCGACTTGGCAAGCGCGCCAGGACCCTCCGTCGTGTCCAGCGGGTCACCGAACAGCGCCGAAATGAAGTTCGCCCCAACACGACCCACAGCGGCATTCATGTTCGACAAGGCGCCGTCAACAGTGTCGGCCAGCTTCTTCGACATGCCACCGAACTGGCCCTCAATCGCCTGCACAAGCATGCCGAACGAAATCGTGCCGTCCTTCGACATCTTCTGAATCTCAGCGCTCGTCAGGCCGAACTCTTTCTGCAACGCCGCCTGAACATTGATGCCACGCTCATTGAGCTGCAACATCTCTTCAGCCTGCAGCTTGCCCTTGTTGAACACCTGGTTGAAGATGACGGCCAGGTCGCCGAACTTCTGCCCAGATGCACCCGCCGCGTCCGCGATCGCCGTCAACGCCGCCTGCAACGGGCGACCCTGCTTCACCCCACCAGCAAGGAACTGAGTAGCAGCCTTCGCCGCCTCGTCCAACGCAATCGGAGTGCCAACGACGACCTCGTTGATATCCGACATGATCGTCTTGACCTGCTCGGCGCTGTTCCCCATCGCGGCAAGGCGATGCGATGTCGCATCAAGAGACTTGTACCGATCAAACCCCTTGAACAGGGCAACACCGGCGGCGCCGATAATGCCTGTCGCGGCCGCCGTGAACGCCGTGCCCAACGCACGACCAGCCAACGCGCCAGCCTTCGACGCCGCACCCTCATACCCCGACAGGGCAGCCGAAAACCGGCCCGCCACAGGCAACGACGACGCAAGAGACGAACCAAACGACGACCCAAACCCCCGGCCCGCCGACACACCATTCGCCGCGAACCCATCCACAATGCGAGAACCCGCGGCCTTCGTCGCACGATCAACCTCACGCGACAACTGCTCACCAGCATTACGCCCAGCGGCAGCCGCCTCCTTGGTGACGTTCTCGCCGATCGCACGGCCAGCAGCCGAACCGCCACGAGCACCAGCAGCAGCCATCTCACGCTCAATGTTATTCGCCGCCACCGCAGCAGCACGCTCATCAAGACGAGAAATAATGTCCACATAGATCGGCATCAGACACTCACCTCCCGTCACCAGCCGAACAGATCGGCCTCAACCTCACGCTGCAACTCGTGCGCCTCAACCGACGCTCTCGCTTTCTCCAACCGATCAACCGGGTCCTCAAAAGCGAACGGCTCATACGCCGCTTTACGGCTTCTCGATGCATGGAATGACGCCCTGAACCGGGCGATCTCGTTGTATGTTTCCGCCGCAATCAACTCCGACTCAGACCAGCGGCCCCCGCGAACAGCCCGCGCCACCGCGCCATTGACCGGCGCGAAATCCACATACAACTCCCGAACGCGTTCTTCAGCGTTGTCCACGAACCGAACCCCGAACAGGTCCAGCAACTCCAAACTGGACAACCTGCCCTGATGCCAATCGGCGACGCTTAGCCCGAAAAACCGCCGCAGATCACTCGCTATCTGTCTCGGGTACAGTCTCCAGAACCACTGAGCTTCCATCACTTTTCGAGTCGGACTCAGCTCGTTCCGCGATCGTGAAGCCCTGCTCGGTCCACGCCCGCCACACATCCCGGGCACCTGCAGGACGACCGTTGATCTGCTTCGACCGCAACACCTCGTAGGAGTCCATGCCCAACACGACCTGAACGATCCGCACCTCACGCGGCGGCGACACACGCTTACCGTCCTTGAAATACGGCGGCCCCTTGACCGCGCCGGGACGGGTCTCCGCCGGCAGGACCATCTCGTTGCCGTCGCGGTCCTTCACGGTCTGCTCCGGGATATACAGGTCAGGCTCCCGGTCATAGGTTTCGATCTCTTCGAGGTACGCCTCGTACGCTTCCAGCGCATCGTCGTCGAGCATCCGAAGGTTCGGGTGCGGGGGGATCGTCATGGTGGTGCCGTCATCGAAGCGCAGAACACGATCGGCGAACGGCGAATCGAACTCGGTGGCCTGTTCACGCGCGGCGGCACCATTGTTCTCGGGTTTCTTCACAGACATCAGGGGCTTCCTTCAAAAAGGGGTTGATACAGGGGCGGTGGGCTGGCTTTGTGTGGTGCCTGCCGGGTGGGTGCCAGCCCCAAACCAACCCACCCGGCAGGACGATTCACCGGCTAGCTGCCGTCCGAGTACTGCTCAGCCCAGCCCGGGCCGCCCATCCACACATAGAAGTAGCCGGGAACAAGGGCGATCGTTCCCGCCGGGTCGGGCCGCATGAAGTACTCGTTCGGCAGCACCTTGTACGTCAGGTCCGCCGTATCAGGATCGGTCTTCGACCGCTGCTTGGACGCCTGGTCGTCCAGCTTCACCGCCGGATAACCCTCAGCGCGGTAAATGAACCCGCCCGAGGTGCGGCGCGCATACAGCAGCAGCAGCTGGTACTCCGCCGAATCCGCGTCCAGCAGCGGACCCTCACCGTAGTCAGGGGTACCGGGAAGAGCGACCAGCGGATTACCGGCGTTGTCGCACAACGGAAGTTCCGACTCCAGCCGGTGAATCAGCGGATCGGCCGTACCGAGCGCCACGAACCGCACCGAATACGACTTCTCCGTCACCTCAGAATCGACCGGGAACTTCGACTGCAACACCATCAAATCGTCAGACGTGACATCCGGGGTGCGCTCAGCACCGCCATCCTCAGGGTTGCAGCCGATGTGCCACCAGCCCTCATTCGGGTCGGTGTTGTACTCGTACTTTCCGTTCACCTTGCGGCGAATGAACAGGTCGTCGCGAATCTTGCCGTCCTGCGCGAACGGCGACCACTTCACCGTCACGCAGTCATCCTCGAACGGCGATATGTCCGTCGCCGCGCCGCGGTTGTCACGAATGAACACCGCCTGCAGGCCGCCACGTTCGATGAACGGCTTGTGGATGTCAGTGAATCCGCCGGCGCTCCAGTCGGTGCCGGTCAATGGCTGCGTCATAGGGACGCTCCTCTCATTCTGGATAAGGGACCGGATTGCGAAAATTTCCGGCGAACAAAAAAGGGGACCCGGCGCTACCGCCAGGCCCCTTGTCAGGGCTGAAACTTCAATTAGATGTACTGAACACCGATCTCGTAGCGGCCCACATGCCGCACCAAGTGGCCGTCGTCGTCATACTCGACGAGGACCGGTTTCATCAGCACACGCGCATAGTCGATACGCGCAACAACACCACCGCCGACCGGTATCTCCGTCAGCGGGTTAACGACGAGCTCCAGCATTCGTTGGTGCGTCAACTCGGCCTCATTCTCGGCGGCCTCATCAGACGCGGCGAACGTATGCACCGACACGACAGCCACATCGCTTCCTTCCTCGGGAACGTCACGACCATCGACACGGCGAACCACACGATGCGGCAACGGATCACCCGACAAACGGCGAGTAGAAACCTTCCCCAAAGGGGACAGCCACGACACCAGTACACGGTGGATACTCGGCGCTGAATCAGTCGCCATACGCGTTGCCGCCGAACTGTTTAGCTGTCTTCTGGGCAGGCGCGTACTCGTCGTTGTGCGCCGACCCGAACTCCACGAGATGCGCTTGCGGATCAGTCGCGCCGACCTTCCCGCGACCCTTGTTCGTGGACCGTTCCGTCACCTGAACAGAATCACGGTAAGCGCCGGTGCCCACGGGAGAATTGCTCTTCCACGCGGCAACAACCTCGTCCATGAACTCGTTGACGCCCTGATTCACCTCAGGCAGTTTGTCGAAATCGTCCAGCCGCACACCGAACTTCGCCAAAGGGTTCTTCCTCGTTGGACCGTTAGACACGATTCATCACACCTTCCGAAGTTCTGCCACCAAACCCGGCGCCCAACCATGAAAACCCATGTTCCAGTCACGAACCGCAACCACATCGAACACATCCGGCCCGTACCCCACACGGTCTTTCACCTTCACCGGTGAACCGGGCGGCAAGTACAGGTCAACATCGATCGTTTCGGTTTCCACAATCGAATACGTCCCCACCACCTGCACATGCGGGGCAAGTTGGATCACTGGAACAGTCACCCCGGAACCGAACTGGGGAACCGTGTTCCCCAAACCATCCGACGAGTCACCGACGTGTGGATAGTGCGTCACCGTGTACGGAGTTGGGAACGTCATAGCCTGTGAATCGTGATCGTAGGTGCAGGGTTGGCGAACCGCTTCGCATCTTCCAACTCGTCCCGGGTGAACACTGCCGTCCCGGACACCCACTCTGCATTCCGCTGGGTGAACGGCCCTGCCGTCAGCGATACCGCCTGAGATGAAACCGAACCCGGCGTCACCGTCAGGTGACGTGCAGCGACCGCAGCCACAAACTCTGTTACAGAGTCGGGCACACCTCCGCCAACATATTCGACGATCACCACTGTGCCGGTAACGAGTGGACACCCATTTCGGGTGACATCCACATAGTTACCGTCTTGATTGAAGTCGACTTCTTCTCCACCGGTAAGCGTGACTGCTTCGACTTCATCCACCACGCCGGGAAGCCACACGCGCCCATTGACGACCTGCGCCCGCACCCGAGTGGCCTCTGTGGTGAACACCCGCCCGGTGACGCGCTGGAAGGTGTCGCTGACACGGCCCAGCACGCCATCCACACGGGAAGACTGCTCCGGTGTGAGCGCTGCGGCGCTCGGTAATCCAAGCGCCGCAGCAACGTCATCGGCGGTAGCAAGCAACATCGCTGTGGCTAGCTGCCCGTCTTATTGAAGACGACCACACCAGTCGGGCGGACAACCTTGCCGCCGTACACGTGCAGAGCGCGGATACGGTCGGAGAAGCTGTCCTGGTCGCGCAGCGCCTCGACGGTGTCGATCTGCGACACATACGCAGCAGCCGACGGATGGAACGCGACGAACTGCTCATCGTCGGTGTCCCGAAGGTTGTTCGACTCCACGATCCGAGCACCCAGCAGGTTCCCGATGGTGCCCGCGCGCAGACCCGCAGCGTCGCCGGAGGTGTCCGCGCTGGTCAGCTTCGACCCGGACGAACGCAGCCAGTACGCCATCTCCGCGTTCACGACAACGACACGCCCCACGTTCGGGACGTTCGCCTTCGTCAGCTCCTTGAGCGCCGAAGCGATCAGGTCGAACGCATCATCAGCGTCCGTAGGCGCCGAACCGGTAAGCGCGGTTCCGTTGTCCACCAGCATGTCAGCGATGAACTTGTCGGTGTCGGTGGCCAGGGCCGTGGCACCCGCACGGGTGTAGGCCTCCAGCGAACCAGCGACCTGAACACGGTCGATGTCATCGACGAGGAAGTCGATCGACTTTTCCTGATCGATGAGCAGATCGACGCCGGTGTCGGAAATCGCGTCCGCCGAGGTCTGCCGGCCAGCGGCCTTGTAGTCCTTGACGGTAGGTGCGACCACGCCAGCGATGTGGACCACGTTGCCCTTGTTTGCGATGCCCTCGTACTCGCGGTTGACGAGGTTGGCGAAAACGGTCTGGGCGGTCCACTCCTCCAGGAGCATGTCCGACCAGAGTTCAGGAATGAAGTTGTTGAAAGCCATTTTTGGCTCCCTTCTGTGTTAGTGGAGTTCTCCACGTAGATAGCTGTCGAGTCGGCCCTCTTCTCGCGCCTTCTTTCGCTCGGCAGGCGGCAGCGCCGCATACTCAGCCGGTGTGAGAGGCTTCGGGCCTTCAACCTTCTTGTCTGATGTGACTTCCGACGTCGGCACGGCCGACGATGCCGTTTTGGCCTTCAGCGCTTCTTCGATCCGCTTGTTGACGAACTCGTTCCACCGGTCGGCGGATTCGCGCATCTCTTCTTCGGTGTCGCCATGAATGAACTCCGGGTCGACTTTCGTTTCACGCGCCACATCACTTCGGATGCGTTCACGCTCAGCCGTCTCGAACTTTCGTTCCAGTTCTTCGATCCGGGACAGCGGGTCGTCGCCGATTTTTTCCTGCGACTCGCGCCATTTCTTGGCGTCCGCGAAGTTTTCCTTGGCTTGCGCCTCGTTCTTGCGGGCCATTTTCTTCCAGAACTCGACCGTCTCGGTTGGTTTCGGAGCTTGCGTGGGCTCCTCAACCGTGGCGGTTGCGTCCTGGTCGCCTGCCGGTTCCACTGGCTCCGTTACGGCGCTGTGTTCCGACGTTTCTGCTGTCACATCATCAGACATGAGGGTTTGTTTCCTTTGCGGATGGGTTTTCTTTGTGCCATGCCCCGTTACGGGACATGTGTGCGTTATCCAGACCGCCGGGGGTCAGCGCTGGATGCTTTTGGGGCCTGAGAACTTCTGGTCACGCCATGCGAGGACCGGCCCGACCTCGCCGTGCTCGCGAGTGACGATCAACTTCCGGTAGTCAACGGCGCGGCCGCCGCGGTCTGCGATGTCCGCGAACGCCTTCACCTTGTCATGCGTCTCGTTGAGAAGCTCCGTGCTGATCGTGTCGAAGTCCATCCCCGGAGGGATCACGTCAATATCGCAATCACAGCCCGGATGAATGGGCATCAGCGAGTTTTTGCGGTACCGCATGGTTGATGCGATGACACACAGCGCGCAGTTCTCGTTGCCGGTCAAGACGCGGCGGTAGAACTGGACGCCGCTGCGGGCGAACGACGACCTAGCTTGGTGCGTCTTTGCAAGTTGCAGGTCGGTGCCCGCCAGGTTCTCGATACGACGCTGACCGGCACGGAGTGCCGCTGCGACGCTCTTACCTTCCGACAGTGCCGTACGTGCTGTGATCACAGGTCGCGCGTACACCGTCTCCGACGGCACACCGCGAATCGCGGAAACCTCGACGGCCTGCACCGGTGACTGCTGGGTGACTTCTGCTATGTACACCGAAGTCATGGCAGCCATCGACTCTTGAGCCGCTTGGACAACCGGTGCCACCGAAGATGTCAACTCTTGCAGTCCACTGTCAGACAGCGTTACCGATGCCCACGCTGCGGACACATATTCGAGCAGTCTGCGCCTCAGTTCAGCGGTCGCAGCCGCATACTCAGCGTGATCCATCTTCCTGGGGGCGCTGCACCGAGTTGCCGGCGAACAAAGTTATCTGCTCACGCGCCCTATCAAGATCGTCCTGCTTGATCTGATCGGCGTTGTAGTTCAGGATATTCCGCCGGATAGACGCCCACGACTCGCCGGCCGCCTTAGCCAGAGAGGCGGCAGCATACTTCTCCCCCAGCGTCACACGATCTGGAGATTCGAACGACACATCAACGGTGTCCTCAACCGATTCGCCCTCAATCTGCAACGCCTTAACCAAGATGGCCTCCAGACCGATCTTGGCTATCGACAACCGATCCTCACACTTGAACAGGAAACCCTTCTCAATGTTGTGCGCACCCTCAGCTGACTGGTTCGCGCTGTCCGGCATCAGCATCGGCAACGGAGTCTTGGTCGCCGACGACAACTGTCGAATATGCTCCTTGATCGCCGACAACATCGGAGTGAAGTCGTTCGTCTGCGATTCCCAGATATCAACCCCAGGTGGCAACTCCCACAACGCTCCCGGCGCGGCCTCAAAGATCGAGGCGTAGTCGATCGCGTTGCCGTTCTCATCGACCTTCGGCAACCCATGACCCGCCGACTTCAACGCACGCTGACGGAAAGCCTGAATCGCCATCGTCGACAACAACTGAAGCTCAGCCCGGTTGATCCGGTTGATGATGTCAATGTGAGGCTCCACCTCGCCCATGCCATCAGGGTTCTGGTACACCACCACCGGCGGCGGCGAACCGGTCACTACAGCATCACCAACCGGAACCCACGAGTCTGAGATTCGCGTCACCAGCCTGCGCCGGGACGACGACTGCACAAAGCACGGACGGGCGAACTTCTGCCACCCGTCACCCGACCACACAATCGCAAAATCCGACTCGGCATCGAGGTCCCGCCACCACCGCATAGCGGACCTGATCCGCCACGGCTGCAGCGGGTCAACACTGACAACCATCGTCTCAGGAGAATCAGCTGTGATCGTCGCCGTACCGTCATCACGACGCCAGCACGTCAAATACGACTCTCCAAAGTCCAGCCCATACTTGACCCACTGCTTACACACGGAATCCATGCGGTTATCCCGCCAAATGCGCCGGGCGCGTAACGCCAAATCACTATCGGCAGAACCACCAACCGTGATGCCATTCGGGATGATCCGGTCAGCAACAGAGTCACGCACCATCAGACCCCAGTTGGTGCGCGCCTCACGCTGAAACGAACGCCACGCCGCAGACGTGTTCCTCGTCAACTCGGGCAGCGGAGCATCCCCATTGGAGTAACGCGCCAACAAACGCACCCGCGACATTCCGTCGTCGATACGCTTCGTCAATACCGGGAGCCATTCCGCTGGCGTTGAAGCAGTCAACAGCTGACCCCCTCTCTGTCTCTATGGCGACTAGTAGATCCGTCTAGGCGCAAACACTTTCGGGCGCGGACGCGCCCCATCACGACGCGCATCAACACACGCCTCCCACGACAACATCCCCGCCATCGCAGCATCAAACTTGTCGGCCAAACGGCCATCCTGCTTCTGCATAACCCACAGAGGCTGGCCCGTATCGTCCACCAGCTTCAGCTCACGCCGCCCCGCATGACCCATATGCTCAACAAACTTCGGCCGCCACACATTGGCAGCCAGCGCCGCGTCACCAGTCGCCAACGCATCGGCATAACCCTGCGTCGCAGCAGCCACACGCCTCAAACTGCCGCCGCCGCCAACAGCCCACTCCACAACCCGATCCGGGAAACGGCCCGCCCACGCGGCGATCGTCGAATCCCAGCCCCACGGATCGCAGTACATGCGCCACACCTCAAACCGCGACATCATGTCCACAACGAGCGCTGTCACCTCATGCTCAGGGACTTCCCACTCTTCGACGTTCTCGGGCCGCTCCCAACAGCCCAACAACATCTGGCGTCCCGTCGCAATCTCAGTGACCACGACAGCCGTCGCATCTCTCCACCGCGACCCGTCAAACCCAGCGGTGACGAACGCTCCATCCGGCACCGTCTCATCGCACTGCACTAGGCGCGTCATATCGAACGCCTGAGAGCCAGACTTACGCCACCGATTCAGATAGACCCGCTCCCAGTAAGCGCGGTCAATACCCGTGCGGTCGTAGTCCTTCGCGATCCGCTCAAACTGCCCCGGCCCCCACTCCCCAATAGGGCCAGTGGCATCCGCGACAGCGGCGACACGCTTCTCCACGGTGGACAGATCATCATGCTCATCACCGGCCCAGCGCCGAAAGAAGAACAGCGACGGGTCCTGCCGCTCACCCCTGGCGATCGACTCCGCCTCGGCAAGCACGTCCTCTTCGATGCTGCCCTGACCAGGCTGCCCAGCAGTCGACGTGTACAACGTCCACGGGTCCTCCATCGGCCGCTTCGGCATGTTCTGCAACATCGTCTCGTGCGCGTCACGATGCCTCGGCATAAACAACCGGTGCGGCTCATCGAAATGCTGAAACGTCGTCCGCGCGCCATCGCGAGACCCCGGAGCATTCGACACAGCAACAGCGAACCCATCCTCGCCACCCGAAGGCGACAACCGGACGATCCGCTCCTTGCTGATATCAAACAGATCAACATCGGGGCCGTTCTCCAAGATGTACTTCAGCACACCGAACGCCAGCTCCGACACCTGCTCCTCGGTGACCGCCATCATCGGAATCACCGGCGACCGCACCGGCCGACCCACAGGATTCCCCGCGGCGTCAAAACCGTCACACCGAACCGGCGCCTCTGGATGCAACTCCACACCGCAAATCCACGCCGCGAACTCGGTCTTGGCTACACCCTTCCTGAGTTCGACACCAGCCCGCTCGAACCGCCGACGGCCAGCCAAACGGTGCCCACGCGGATACAACTCATACAGCCGATACACCAGCGCGCGCTTCTCGTCATCGAGACGTGCAGGCTGACCCGACAGCGAGCCCGGGCCGAACACCATCCGATCCTCAATGAAGTCGCACACCTGCGGACCCAGCGTCGGGAACGCCAAATCCACGGCCGGCACCTGAAGTACAGCCATCTAAGCTGCCTCGGTCGAACCGCTACGTCACAAGCTTCAGGCGCGGATCGTCACCGGGATCAGGATGACTCACGGGCGCGGCCTCCGACTTCCGCCGCTTCGACCCCTTCGCCTTGGAATCCTCCGTCGCCTCAATCTGCCATTCCAACCGGCGGCGAGCCAACGGATTCGTCCCATAATCGGTATCAGCCTTCTCCAGCCGAACCTGAGCCTCCGCCCGCGCCTTCGCGGTATCCGCGGTCCAAAAATCGTTGTACAACATCGCCACACGAAACAGCCCGTTGATATCCGAATCGGTGTACTCCGGCGCCATCGGCGACGCCCAAATGTCATTCCACCAACGCACCGTCAACGGATGCCACACCACACCATCCGGCAACTCAGGAGCGACCACATCATGATCCGCAGACAACGTAGCCCGCGTCGACGACTTATTGCGCCGAGCGCGCACAGAAGGATCTTTAGGTAGGGGTGGCATGACATTCCTCCCATTTCGGGAATCAACAAGGTATCAGCAAAACCGCAGGTCAACCCCATTTCGGGGATGCCGCGAAACCCCCCGGTTCCGTACAGACCAAAATCTGCA